AAACCTAATATTAAGAAAATGGAAAGAACACTTTGGATTTCATTAGAAAACCTAATATTAAGAAAATGGAAAGAACACTTTGGATTTCATTAGAAAACCTAAACAAACTTGTATATGTATATTTGTAATTTGTATTTTGTATTTAATTTGGAATGACAATTGTATATTGGTGTCTTGCGAGTGTATATGATAAATAAATATTTACCGAAGATAATAAAATTATACATATACTTAACAAACCATTGTATGAATTTAAAACAACTATATTTCGTTTAATATAAAAAAATAAAATCAATAAAAATATAGTAGATGCGACCCATAAATTTTTTATAATATCTTTAAGAAAAATATCTCTTCCCAATTGAATTGGGTCCGGATAATACTTATCGTGTAGAATACGAAATGTATTTATTACTAATGATAAAGACACCAATATAAGAATCCATCCTATTGCAAAAATAAAGACAAGTGGATTCCATATGACATTTGGAGTAAAAAATAATACAAATAAAAAAAGAATATGTAAAATAAGAAATAAATAAATGGATATTTGTTCTGTATTTTCTATGTTTATGAAAATAAAACACAATATATATGAGAGTATCAATACAATAATTTCAATTGAATTATTTACCATTTTATATAATAACAATCTCATTATTTTTTGGTTCTCTTTGGAATAAGAGACTGTTTTTTTGCCCAATAAATAACAACTTGAGGGTCGCAAGTCATGTAATTATCCGAAAATGTTTTAATACTTATAAAATGAGGTTTTTTTTCTTCTGGAGGGTTGTAATACACATATATACCAAAACGTCCTCTACGAATACTTGTGGTTGAATCCAAAACACGTACAATACCTTTACCTACAACACATTCATCGACTACATCTTCTTGTGTAATATGTTTAATAGCATCATCTATTGTAAATTCACATATAGGTTTCTGTATATTTTTAATACTTTTCCGTTTGTCTTCTTCTAACTCACCTTTACTTTCTATAGAAGATTCCTCCTTACGGGGGGCATCGGATATAACGCATCCGGAGGACACTTGTATATAAGGGCCATATTGTCCGGTATGAATATGTATTTGTTTTCCTTCATATTCACCTAAATAAGAGGTTTTATATTCTACTAAATCTTCTAAGATATATTCTCCTCTCTTTAACCGTTCTAAATTTAATTCTACTGTTTTTTTAATAGGAAGATATTCTATAGAAGATGCCCCCCCAGTGGTGGGTATTATGTGGCGAACACAAGGACCATATTGTTGAAAAACCAATTCGTGAGAATCATCAATACGATAAGTTTGTTTTATCATTTTGGAGAATTGTTTAATAATGGTTTCAATATCTTTCAATGTAACAGCACAAATATCATACCAAACGTCTTTATTGTTATGTTCTGAAATATAGTCTAATTTATCCTCCATATTTTTTGTATAGGAATAAGCGAATATTTCCGAAAAGTGAGTAAGTAAAAAATCTATACATAAAATACCTAAAGGTTCAATTACCAATTTTGATTTTTCCTCTCCAAATACCTTTTCTATAATGGTTTCTTCTATATCTCCCCCCATTCTCAAAATAAAATCAACACAATCTTGTTTTTTCCCTATAACATTTTTCTTGGTAACATATCCTCTTTCTTGAATAGTTTCTATGAACGTGGCATAAGTGGATGGTCGTCCAATACCTAAATCCTCTAATTTTTGTATAAGACTGGTTTCATTGTAATGTGTATGTTTACCACGTACAACCATAGTCGAATCAATATAATTATATACAACGTTATTAGTAGTTTGGGGAGTTAAAGATTGTAAATAAAAAAGTATTGCTGTTTCATAACCATCTATTATTTTTGAAGACATATCTACAATTTTCCATCCCAAGAAAACAGGTATTTCTAATATTTTGGTGTATATACAATTTTGTGGGGCGCTTATAGATATATTATATGTATCATATAACGAATTTGCCATACATGACTCTATTGTTGTTTTCCAAATAAGACGGTATAATGTGTCTAATTTAGTATCACCTGAATTTATGGTTTGAACATTCAATGTAGTTACCCGAATTGCTTCATGAGGTAATGATACAGATGTATTAGATATTTTACTTAAATCCCCAACCCATTTGTGTCCATCTACACCACCAAAATTCTGTATAATATATTTTTCTGCCTTTTCCAAGAAATCTTTCGAATATTTTGTAGATTCAGTTCTCATATACGTTATATGACCTTCTTGGTATAATTTCTGTGCAAGTTGCATAGTGTATTTTGGTGATCCTCCTGATAATTGTAACATACGAGATGTATTTAATGGTTTAGGAGGTGATTTAACGGAAATTTTTTTATTTCCAATTTCCAATAATGTATGTTTATAATGAACAGATTCGTTCATAAATTGTTTTATTTCATTATATGTTTCAAATTCGCGTGAAAGTTCAAAAGTAAGATTATATTGTTGAAAAAACTTTCCTGTAGTCTTATACAGTGTTTTGGTTTCATTTAAAAGACCTTGTTTATAATTTTCATATATTATACCTAATGCAGGTGTCTGACAACGACCAGCCGAAAGAGCATTTGATTTGGAATGATACACGTGTTTCCATAAAACAGGACTAACCTTGAACCCAATAATAATATCGAGTATTTGACGTGCCATAGCAGAACGTATTATCCCCATATCCAATATTATAGGATTATGTAATGCGGTTTTAATTGCTGATTCTGTAATTTCATTGAAAATAATTCGTTTTGTTATTTCTACTGGTAATCCAAATACACGACAAATGTGATACCCGATGGATTCCCCTTCACGGTCATTGTCTGTAGCGATAATTACATTTTCAGGGAGATATTTTGATATTATATCTTTCATTGTGGCTATATGATTTTTTTTACTTGGAATGTCTGTATATTTTACCTGAAATCCGTTTTTTACATCAATATCTTTTATATTTGCAATAGTGCATATATGACCATTCGACGCGATTACATCATATCCACTTCCTAAATATGATTTTATCTTGGTAATTTTTGATGGGGATTCTACGATTATCAAGACCCCATCAATGGATTGACATGAATGTTTTGAAATATTAGATACATATACTTTTTTCTTCTTAGGAGGCATTTATGTATATTCATACTATATCTTTATCTTATAATTGAAATAAAAAAGAATCATTCAATCATTCAATCATTCAATCATTCAATCATTCAATCATTCAATCATTATGGTTCATTATCGTCAATATTTAAATTTTTTATAAATTTAAATGTTTCAAAATCATATAAATTATCTAAATCATCTATTCTATATTTTATTTTATTTATTGTTATAATTTGTATTATTTTATAGTTGGGTTGTTGATGAACTATAAAGGAAAACGGACATACATATACCTCTTTGTTCGATTCCGAATTCATTGTTTAATATTTTGTATCGTTATATAAATATAAAAAAGGTTAATCAATTTTATATTTATAAAATTTGTTATTTATATATTTCATAAAATTGATTGTAAATATATAAATAAATATATACCATACAGGTTACAATATGTCAGACACTATAATTAAAACTGTTTCAGAACTCGACATCTGTTCTCAGATTCAAGAAGCAATACGAATGGAATTGAAAGGAAATGAAAAACATAAAAATATAGAGGACGAATATGGTGATGTAGATAAAGGACCTTTGGCGCATTTCGACGAATTTGTAGAACCACCATATTCATTAATAGAATCGTATTTTCAAGGTCAACATCTGGAGAGGCTAGTTAGACATCAAATTGAATCGTATAATCATTTTATAAATTATCAAATACAAAGAACCATACAAATGTTTAATCCTGTATTGATTCATTCAGAACATGATTATATAGAACCACTTGATAAATATTTATTAGAAATATCAATATCGTTTCACAATTTCAAATTATATCCCCCGCAAATTTACGAGAATAATGGTGCGACAAAAACAATGTATCCGCAAGAAGCCAAATTAAGAAGTTTCACTTATGCTTCAACAATGACAGTAGATATTCATATAGAGTATATTGTTCGTAATACAGATTTAATGGATACTCCAACCATCATAAAAAAGATATTACCAAAGATAAATATTGGAAAAATGCCAATTATGTTGAAATCGTCGATATGCGTTCTTTCCCAAAATCGTTCTATTGACCCTGTATTGATGGGTGAATGTCCTCTCGACTGTGGTGGATATTTTATTATCAAAGGTTCAGAGAAAACAGTATTGGGTCAAGAACGTGCTGCAGAAAATCGTGTATATTGTTTCGATGGAAAAAATACAACAAAATGGAGTTGGTACGCAGAAATAAAATCCATTCCCGATTTCAAATGTATTTCGCCTAAGCAAATAGAAATGATGGTTGCTACGAAAAATAACGGATTTGGACATGCTATATATATGAATATTCCAAGAGTAAAGCAACCCATTGAATTGTTTATTGTTTTCCGTGCTTTGGGAATTATGACAGACAAGGCGATTTGTGAATATGTATTATTGGATGTGGATGATGAAAATTCTAAAGAAATCCTGAATTTTCTACAAGCATCCGTGATTGAATCAAAAGGATGTATGACACAAGAAGACGCGGTGCGGTATATAACGTCAGCGGTGGCGTTCACACCATTGAATATGGACAAAGAGAAAGGTGCAAAGAAAAAACGTGATTTCACGATTGATGTATTGAATAATGACTTATTCCCCCATTGCAAAACGGTTCCCCAAAAACTATATATGTTGGGATATATGTGTCGTAGACTAATTCAAACGTATTTGGGATGGTTGCCTCCAGATGATCGTGATTCTTATGTAAATAAACGTATTGAATTGACAGGAACTCTATTGAATAATCTTTTCCGAAATTATTTTAATAAATTAGTCAAGGAAATGCAAAAACAAATAGTTCGTGAGATTGATAAGGGTTCTTGGAGGTCTATGGACAATTATGAAAGTATTATTAATATGACAAATATATACAAAATAATGAAATCAACCACTATAGAAAATGGTATAAATCGAGCTCTTTCTACAGGCGATTTTAGTATTAAGCAATCTAATAGTAGTAAAGTAGGTGTAGCCCAAGTATTAAGTAGATTGACTTATGTATCAAGTTTAAGTCATTTGCGTCGTATTAATACGCCTATGGAAAAAAGTGGTGAATTGGTTTCACCTCGAAAATTACACAATACAACCTGGGGGTTTTTGTGTTCTGCAGAGACCCCAGAAGGTCAGTCAATTGGATTCGTAAAGAATATTAGTTATATGGCTCATATTACCACGCCGTCTAATAGTGGATGTCTATATAATTATATTCTCCCATACATATTAACGGTTGAAGATACGCCTCCTAAAAAGATGTATGGGAAAGTGCGTGTATTTATCAATGGTGCGTGGGTCGGTGTCTCTGAAACACCTCAAGAATTGTATTTGGATATTAAAGACAAGAAATATCGTGGAATTATAAATATTTACACATCAGTTATTTTCGATTACAAGACAATGGAAATTCGTGTATGTAATGATGGTGGAAGACTCACGCGACCAGTTCTGCGTGTGAAAAATAATAGTGTAATTTTAACAAAAGATATAGTCGATCAGATAGATAAACGAGAACTCACGTGGAATGATTTATTAATTTCGTGTCGTATTCCAGAATCCGTTATTGAATATATCGACCCAGAAGAACAGGGATTTGCAATGATTGCAATGAAATCCAAAGAACGGTTTATACAACCAAAGGATATAACTGTTAATTATACACATTGTGAAATACATCCAAGTATGATTTTTGGTGTATTGGCTTCTTGTATTCCGTTTCCTGAACATAATCAATCTCCAAGAAATACATATCAATGTTTGCATCCATCTGAAAAAATATTTATGGGTGATGGACAGTATATTCCTATAAAAGATGTTAAAATAGGAGAAGAAGTATGGTGTTTTAATCCAGATACAATGACAGCTTCCAAAACCAAAGTAACAGGACAATTTGTTCAGCCCATTGCAAATAATATGATGACATATCGTATTAATACTTGTTCAAAAAGAACTGTTGTGGCGACAGAAGACCATCGCTTCATTACAGAAACTGGATGGAAAACGGTATTACAAATAAAAAGTGATAATTTGCGTATAGGATTATGCATGAAAAACTTTAACCTTAGTGTCGATGTGGAATCAAAAATATTAATAGAAACCGATTTATTTAAAATATTACATTGGTTTATGAGTAATATTCAATTGGTTGATCCAATAGGTAAAACAGATATAATATTTAAAGTGGTTGAGTATATGAGATTTACCGGTTTTAATGATGCTGTTTATATGACAATTCAATCTATTCATGATTTTAATGATTGGATGAAGAATATTGTATATATAAAAGGCGATTTTATGTTTGTGCCTATATTGAGTATTGTAATGGAACCAACCCCACTTGTATCTTGTATTGAAGTAGAAAGCAATAATCACAGTTTTATTACATTTTCACGATTTGGTTCCGCAAATTGTTGTATGGCAAAACAGGCAATAGGTGTATATGCGTTGAACTATGACCAAAGAATGGATAAGACTGCTTATGTATTGACATATCCTTCCAAACCATTAGTCGAAACACGTTTAATGAATTTTATTCAATTGAATAGTGTTCCATCAGGACATCAAATACATGTTGCTATTATGTCTCATACGGGTTATAATCAAGAAGATAGTGTTTTAGTTAATAAAGGGTCTATAGACCGTGGATTATTCTTGACAACTGTATATCACACAGAAAAGGACGAAGACAAGAATATTATCAGAGATGAAATCATAAGATGTAAGCCAGATTCACTAAAAACAAAAGGAATAAAATTTGGTAATTATGATAAATTAAATTCAGAAGGATTCATTCCCGAAAATACATTGGTAGAAAATAGAGATGTTATTATAGCAAAAATAGTTCCAATCAAAGAAAATAGAAATGATCCAACCAAAACAATAAAGTATGAGGATCAGAGTAAAATATTTAGGACAAATGAAGAATGTTATATTGACAAAAATTATACTGGACGTAATGGCGACGGATATAATTTTGCGAAGGTTAGAGTTCGTACTCTACGAAAACCAGCCATTGGTGATAAATTCAGTTCAAGAAGTGGTCAAAAAGGCACTTGTGGATGCATTATTCCAGAATGCGATATGCCATTTACAAAAGATGGATTGCGTCCAGACATAATTCTCAATCCTCACGCGATTCCTTCAAGAATGACAATCGCACAATTGAAGGAAACAATCCTCGGAAAAGTCCTGATTGAAATGGGGTGTTTTGGTGATGCCACGAGTTTCGGTGACCTCGACATTAGGACAATATGTAAGGAATTACAGCGTATCGGATACGAAAGTTATGGAAACGAAATTATGTATAATGGAATGACTGGCGAACAAATGGAAACCAGCATATTCATTGGACCCGTATATTATCAAAGACTCAAGCACATGGTTAGCGATAAGCAACACAGCAGAAGCATTGGACCTATGGTGAATCTTACGAGACAACCAGGTAAGCCAAACACATATTATTATTATGTTATTATTTCTAATTCTAATTCTAATCCTAATCCTAATCCTAATCTTATTTATTATTCTTATTATTATAGCCGAGGGAAGAAGTCGCGACGGAGGATTCCGTATAGGAGAAATGGAAAGAGACTGCATGATTGCACACGGAGCCAGTCGGTTCGCCCGAGAACGATTATACGATGTATCTGATAAATATACCACACATGTATGTCGTCGTTGTGGAATGATCGCGTGTTATAATGATTCGTCATTAAAGAATTCAAAAACAGATATAAGTATCCACAAATGTAATACGTGTAATAACACAACAGACTTCGCTAGAGTTGAAGTTCCTTATGCTTTTAAATTATTGTCTCAAGAATTACAGACAATAAACGTTTGCCCGAGGTTAATAACAGAATAGGTTTGAAGCATAATATTGAAGCATAAAAGATAAGTTTATATTATATGTAAGATGGTGGTTACATATAATGAAGTTAAAGAAGAATTTGAAAAACATAATTGTAAATTATTAATGACGGAAGAAGAATTTAATCTAAAAAAACGAAGAACCAATGAAAATTATAAATATATTGCGAGTTGTAAGTGCAATCACGAAATTAGATTTACAAATTTCAAATACGGATTACAGGGAAGAAATTGTCCCAAACATTCCCATTTGAAACAATCTATAGATAATAAAGAAAAATATAAATTAAATCCTATATTACCAAGTGATTTGGAAAAATATTAGTATTGAATATATTAAAACCATTATTGGTGATTTGTTTGATGTTAAATACAATGGCGAAGGTTGTCTATCGGATTTTTGTATTAGACTTAAACATATTACAGAAGATTCTTGGTTAATGGTTCAAATGAAATCAACTGAAAAACCAACAAGTAGTGGATATAAATTTCGTAGGACTAAATATAGAAATTGTATTATTATATGTATTTGTTTAAGTGATAAAAAAATGTGGATATTTGATGGTAATATTACACCAGATAGTATATGTATTGGATTAACAAAATCTAAAAATGATAAATTTGAAATTACAAAGGATACAATACACGAAATATTAACACATTATTATAATAATAATATATTTCCGAAATATGATTTTGAAACTACAGATATACCAATTTCACCAGATCATAAATTAGAACACAAATATAGAAAATATCGTGAAACAATGATTCATTTTATTACATTTATCCGTAATGAAAGACAAGGTTTAGTGTATGACTTTATGATAAATGGATTTAAGGTTCAAGAAAAGGTTTGTTCGCAAATGAAAAATAGAAATATAACTCAATTTAACCTAAATAAATGTAATGGTATAATTAAAGGTATTCAACAAGCCATATCTTATCAAAAAGGAGATAATGATTTCTATTGGTTAAATGTGAATAATAAAAAACAATTTTATATCATACCAGAAGTAGAAATATTATTAATGTTAATAAAAAAACAAGTATTTGTTTAAATCCTGATTCAAAAAAAAAGTGTAAAAATAGTTGGGCGGACAAATATTTATTTGATTATACAAAAATTGATGAGGAAAAACTAAAAATAATGTTTGGTTTATTATAAATTATTATTATATGTATAAATGTATATGAATGCCGTTTTTTTTCGTGATAAAATATTTGGGTTTAGATGTGTAAATAAAATCAAGACTATTTTTGAAATAGAATTTGACGATTTGGATAATACGATTTCAGTGCAAATCCAAAGATTACTGCATATTTTTGATGACCCAGTCTATAATTTTTTTGTATATGAATATAATTCCACAACGTATTATGCGAGAGGAGATGGTAAAATTAATTACATTTGGAGAATAATAGACAAGGATTCACTATACGAATTATTGAAATAATATATATTTTTGGTATAATAGTTTTCTTGGTATAATATATAATATGTCAGTTTTTACAAATAAAGGTTATAATCCTATAACTAAAGAAAATGAAGATATTACAGAATGGTTAAAGGATAATGATAATTTAGTATTTATTATTGATGGTAATAAAACACCAATGTGTTTAGACCGAAGTGTATTTAATTTAAATACAATTCAATTGAATTATATTTTACATTTATGTGACATTAATGATAATATATATGTAAAACCCGCAATTAAAAACGATACGTCGTTTATTGATCTTGGTAAATATAACTTAATGGAAGATACGGTTGTTAATTATGAAATCTTTAATGAAACTATTAGTAAAAATCAAATTTTTTTAATTAAAAAAGATTCAGCCCCTCCTATAACTCTTTTTAATGAAGATACAATTATGAACATTAATATATTTAATAAAACATTAATGGAATATTCTAAAAACGTGCTTTATAGGGATATTACTGGTCATTTATTACACGGTAAAAAAGCAACAAAAGCGGTTATACAGCATATTTCAAATATGGATCAATGTTTCATGGAATACGCACAAGTTACTAAAAATGATGATATGATTGTGTTTCGTGGTATGAAAGTCCCATATGACCTAGTAATTGGTGAATCAATGATTATACCGAATTATTTATCTACGACAACAAGCACTAATCCAGCAATTTTAAATGTATTTCAAAATTATAATTATTATGGTGAAAAACAGAATAAACATTTAAAACCAGAAATAATGCCATCAGATATTAATAATTGTTGTATATATGAAATAAAGATTGATAAAGGAATTCCTTATATTGATATGAAATTTTCAACAGTGAATAAACCAGAAAGTGAAATTTTGCTACCACGAAATCTATTAATTACTTATACAGGTGAATATATTTCAACCAGTCCTAAAAGACATGTTCGAAGATTAACAATTGGTAAATCAACAGAAGAACAGTTTGAAAGTATAAATAAAAAACAATGTACCGAATTTAATAAAGCAAGTATTTCACAAGTGGACGTAATATTTACAGATGAATCTGTTTCCAAAACTATAAAATCTCCAACATCAACAGCGAAAAAACCTAGAAAAACCCCAACAACTGCTAAAAAAACTAGAAAGATTCCAACATCTTCTAAAAAAACTATAAAATCATCAAGAATATCCAAAAAAATAATATGGTAAAACTACTCTATAACCAACTTCTTTGAAATTATTTTGAACGGCATTCAATACGGTCAAGTCTTTCATTTATACGTTTCAATGATTCATTAATTTCTTCCATTTTATACCATTTTTTTATATAAAGATAATCTAATATATTAATATATATCAAGAAATAATGGGAATATATTTTGGTGATAAATTTTTCGGGTTTAGATGCTCGTTAATAACTGAAACTGTATATGAAAATAAATTTGACAATTTGGATAATGAACTATCAGAACAATTAGTGAAACAACTTTCAACTTTCAATGACCCCAACCATATATTTCATATTTACGATTCATTTACAGACACGTATGGAGATACAAGTGAAATTGGATATATGTGGCGATTAATCGATAAGAAGTATTTATTAGCGTATTTGAATTCATTGATAATTAAAAACAATAAAGATAAATTATTATTAGAACAACGAGAACGTTGTGGAATAAAACCATACCAAAAAAAAACTATGCCAAATTTGTATTTGACAAATTAAGAAGAAAATATATAAAGGTTTGAACGGTGCTGGATGTTCGTTTATAAAATATAAAAATTACAAACAGTTTAAGATATTGTATTTACAATAAATAAGTCTATTATCAATCCTGAATAAATATAATAATGTAAAGAATAACGTAGAATAGTATTATTTATTTCATAAATATATTATATATAAAGATATATCTTTATATATAGATAAAGATAATATGGATAGTTTGGAAAAGAATCCGGTTCAAGATTCGTCATTAATAAATGATATTCGTTCTCCTACGGATTTCCGTGGAATTAGTTTTTCAAAATATAAAAGGACAGAAGTGAAACGTGCATTATTAGAGAATTTAATGAAAGGTAATTCACATATAGAAACTACATTACATTGGACTACAGAATTGGTTTGTTCTGGTCATTTTATGGATATTTGGGAGATTATATTGCATTATATGGGTAAGCATATTCATTTAGGTAACCCTAGGCTGACAGTGTATTTGGAAAATCGTTTTACTATATTCCGAAACATAATGACTCAATCGAATTATACTTGTGAATTGAAATTAAGAAATAATACAAATATCCGTAAATTGTTTGCAGAAGTGATTTGTTTATTGGCGTTTTCACCAAGAAGACATGGTTTTGAACAGGTAAAAATTAATCGTGTGGAAGAATTTGATATAACCCAAATGACAGAAAGATTGTGTGCGCCAAATATAACATTTGTAGAACCGATTTTCAAAAAAAGTGACCCAAAAGAACTATTCATTGCAATAAATGAATTTGCATTTGCGATTTCACCTGAATGTAAAGATTTAATTAAAGCGTGTTATTGGATTGAATGGGTGGTAGAATTCGAACTAATTTGCACAAAACGAAAAAAACGATGCATCTGTGAAAGACGAACGTGGGCGGTAGTTGAGAATAAACATCAAAAAGACATAATTTGGTTGATTTGGGATGCGATTTTGAATCAAATGGACACAAAAAGTGTATTTATACAAAAAACTTTGAATTCATTATTACAATTATTTTGTATAAAATATACGACAGGTTCGTGCAAAAAAAGGCGTTATTTATTGTATTTTGCGGTGGGTTTATTGACAGAACCCGTTCAAGAAAATATAGAATTAATAAGTATAGAAAATAAAAAAATGGTATCGGTGATTACATCACAAATTGATAAAATGTATAAACAAATAAAGAAGAATGAAGAGAGTCCAAATACTGATTATTTATTTGGAAATATAAAACAAGATAATAACGCTGAAAATTCATTTAAAAGGTTGGAAATTATGGATAATATATTAATGAACTAAATATAATTAACCGGAACTATATAGTATCTTTATCAACATTCCATTTAAGGTTTGTTAAGACTATATGGTTTTCATTTATAACGTCTTTGAACGCGGTCGTTTATTCCCTTTATTATTTGATGCATTCACATCTCTTCCTATACGATATATCACCTTCCGAATTTACTGAAATCACTTGTTATTGGTATAAAGTTTGTTGTCCCTCTTTCTGGTATTGCACCAAAATTTGTATCTGGTCCAACACCCGACGTTATATAATTACCTTTTCCTGTAACTGCTGATGATTGAATATTATTAATATTATTGTCCCCATTATAATTACCAGCCATTCCTCTTGAATTTTTATATATTTTACTATCGTGACTGGTTCCGGTTGAATATTGATTGGTTCCGGTTGAATTTTGATTGGTTCCGATTGAATATTGATTGGTTGTGGTTGTTCCTTGTCCTAATTTACCTACAGTTGAAATGGCATTATTTACGATATTTCCTGCTGTTCCGATGGTTGTTCCAGCTAATCCGGCTGCTGTTCCGATGGTTGTTCCAGCTAATCCTGCAGCTGCTCCGATTGCTCCACCAACTACATTTTCGGTTCCTTTTACAATATCACTTCCTAATTGTGATGTGCTTGAACCGAGAGAACTAACTGTACCACCAAAATTAGTATTGGATGATGAAATTGGATTAGAGGAAGAAACAATATTGTCAGATGATGAACTGGGCGAAATAGGAATGAAATGTCCATGAACGAATTGAACACGATTTCCTGAATTGTCAAAAATTTGTATTATTTGATTACCATTTTTATCTACAAGAACCGGATTTTTTGATGCATCATACATTATTTGGTTTCCAAAAACATCATAATAAGCAGAAGTATTTTTGATTGCACCAACCATTCCTGCTCCTCCATTTCCACCACAATTCGTACAACTTACATTATTTGGACAAGAAGGACAAGATGGACAAACAGGAGGTATAATTTGTGTTTTTAATAAGAAATCATTTGAATATGCTCCAGGTACATTTCCTCCATTTGTCGAACCATAATATTGTTGATAATATTTGGAAATAACATCATTTAATGAAAGATTCGAGAAATCCATTTTATATTCAGCAGCTTTAGTTGTAGGTGTGTTTTCCGTTTTAGTAGGTGTAGTCGTCGCAGATGATTTATGTTCAATATTTGGTTTTCCATCAATCCCACTAGGAACAGACGAATTAAATCGAACTACATTTCGAATCATAAATAATTTTGAATTATTTGGGTCGACAGTAAGAATAGCAACCATTATATTATTTGAATTCATAGGTATATAAACCACAATATTTTGTCCGTCCACATCATTTAATACAAATGATTTCAAATTAGACATGGTCACAGGTGTATCTTTTACTTTTCCAGAGGTGTCTACTTGTGAAAATAATGGAACAGAAGAACCATTATATATGTCCATTTTCCCACTATTTCTAATCATCAAATAACCATTTTTTACATCAAATAATACATTGGTCGAAATTTGAAATACATCTGAAAATTGTGTAGATGATTTTGCTGGGTCGTACAATGGTTCAACAATATAAGTATTGTTTCGTGAATCAGAATCAGTTTTATAATGTAAATTTGAAATACGAAGAATGTCTTGGTTCATATTAGAAATTGCGGTAGGTGTATTATTACTAAATAATGTAGAAGATAAAATTTTCTTTGATATTGTAATATCATGTATAAATAAAATGGTATCTTTACCCCAAGGAATATATAAAACTTGATATTGGAATGAATTTATATTTGTATTTGCGTTTTCAGGGAACACCCAAGAATTATTACTCATATTAGAAGTTGTATCATTCGGACATACAGCTTCATCAACTGTTTTTACATCACTAGTCAATGAATAATTCTTGACATTGGTTCCTGTGCGTGGTAATACAAACATATCTGTAAGAACATTATCTGAATGGGGGTTTGCTGCGTCATATTGTTTTCCAAAAAATTCGATAACACTTCCATTATTTACATCATAATATATAGAATCATAAACTTGATATACTTTTACAGTTTTACTATAGGGTAGTATTACCATTTGTTGTAATGTGGTCGAAGACGATTCACCAGCATAATTATAATTAAGAAACCCTTCTGGAATACTCAATTGAAACTTTGAAAATACTACGGAAATAACTAATACAATTAACATAATTAAAAATATAGCAAATGGACCTAATTTTAATGAACTCATTTATATACAATGTGATGAGGATATATTTTATCATATAATATATATAATAAAATCGTCTAAAATGTGTAATGTTGATTTACAAGAACTAAATAATACCGATGGTTTTATTGGTAAAAATTTTACAAATTGTGATTTTTTTAGAGGTAAAGAAATTGAAAATAAACATTTTACTCGTTGTAATTTTAAAGGTGGTAATTTACAAAACACAAAAATGGATGATGTTGATTTTACTAAATGTAATTTAGACCAAGTTAATTTAACTGAATCAGAATTATATCAATGTAATTGGGAAAATAATTCAAATTGTATGGATGTAGATTTTATAAATACTAAAATTAATGATTGTAAATTTTTAAATAATAAAATGGAACAGTCTAATTTACAAGGTTCTATTGGTTCAAATATAAATATCACCGATTGTTCTTTGATAGGATCTAATTTTTCAGATACTGTTTTTACAAATTTGAATATAAATAATACAAATTTAACAAAATCACATTTTGTTAAAACCAAAATCACAAATTCTACATTTAATGATTGCGATTTTTCAGAATCTGTATTAACAAAATCCAACTTTATTAAATGCACTTTTATAAATAGTGTTTTTAAAAACACTATTTGGAGTATTGAAAATGAATCTCCAAACACAATATTTACGGATTGTTCTTTTGATAATACAACTTTTATTGATGCGGTTTTTATTAATGTAGAAATGATAAACGCAAATTTAAGAGGTGCAGACTTCACTGGTGCAAATTTAGAAGGTGCAAATTTAGAAGGTGCAAATTTAGAAGGTGCTGTTTTTAGAGATGCATTTTTAGTAGAAACCAATTTATATGGTGTAAATTTAGAAGGTGCAGATTTAGGTAATTCTATTTTAACAGGTGTATTTTTAGTTGATGCCAAAATAATGGGTGCAAATTTTATAGAGGCAGAATTAAATTATGCGAATTTAACCGGTGCAGATTTAACTGGTGCTGAATTAATTGGTGCTGATTTAAATAATGCAGATTTAACAGATTCAAAATTAAATAATGCAGATTTAACAGATTCAAATTTAACTGGAGCAAATTTAACAAAGGCAAAATTAATCAAAACCAATTTAAGAAAATCATATTTAATAGGTGCAAATTTAACAGGAGCAAATTTAACCGATGCAATAATATGTAAAGCAAAGTTAATTGATGCTGATTTAATTGATACTAATTTAACGAATGCGAATTTAAAAGACGCTGATTTAACAGGGGCTAATTTAACCGGAGCGGATTTAACAGGGGCTAATTTAACAGGAGCGAATTTAACAGGAGCGAATTTAACAGGAGCAAAAAATGTAAAATTAACAGGGGCTAAAAATGTAAAATTATCTTCTCCATTACCATTATCCCCTTCTTTTAAACATTTTTCTAAAAAGAAAACTGCGTTTGATGTTATTGAGGGTGAGGTTGAAATGAACGAATTTTTAAAATTAAATATAAATTCTATTGCGCTTTTTATTCAAAATCATTATTATTTGATTGATAAAACCGAATTATCACGTATGATTAGTACAAGTAATCAATTAAAAAATTCTATTGTGTATGAATGTTTAGTTGCGGGAACACACGATAATCCAAGAATGAATCGAGAAAATATGGTTCTTGATAACCCACTTATGAAATTATCTTCGATTGGTGTTCCTATGACTTATGCATATATTCCTATTAAATATATTCAAACTGTTATTGATAATACAAGTAGAATTGTAAATGATAGAATATATGAGATAGTTGTGGATAAAACACGTAGTGAAGCAAAATCTGTGGTTAGTTATCAAATATTACATAATTTAACAAATTGGGTAAGTGGTTCTCATTGTCAAGACGGACAGGGAGGTAAAATATATAAATTACAAAAAATAAAGAATGCAGGTAAAATAGTATTAGATGCTATTAAAAGAAATGCAACACAACGTAAATCAAGTTCGAAACGGAAAACCAAAAAGATTACATCAAAAACAAAATCAAAATAATCCAGAACTCAAGAAATCGTATAATCCTACTCATATCATTAACGCACAGCATATACATACGGTAATTCATAATATGTATGTGGGCGTGTCATCATAATTAAGTGTATAACATTTCGAAATATATACAATAAATCGTTGGTATCCCATCCCGCCACTTGTATTAAGACAAATGTTGGATAATTCTTTCATTTTACATCTTTCTTGGTTATATGGATGATGAATATTTGTTTGATCTTGTATTCCGGGTATTATAGAAGAAGATGCCGTAATATATTTCATTTCCCACGGGAGTGATTCGCCTAAAATAATATATAAAAAGATATAGCATAATTGAATACAATCATCACGTCTAGAATGTGTATGTCCCAAATGAATATTATATGAAGCATACAGAAGTGTTCCTATAATATCTTCACGGTGTTTATTACATTCCACGTGTAATCCTGTTTTTCCATCAATATAAAAAGTTGCTAATCCAAAATCAATCAAAAATATTTCACCATTTTTTATCATAAAATTGTCGGGTTTCAAATCGCGATGAATTACAAATGAATCATGTATATGGTTTAATATAGATAACATATTATTTATCATTTTAATAATAATATCTGGTTTAGGTTGTTGTTGGGATATATAATTATGTAATGTACAATCATAATATGGCATTACAAAACAAGGATATTGTATCTGATTTTCTGTGCAATGGTTGCTTACACCATACCAATATACCTTAGGTATTCCAATACTTCTTTTTTCATTTAAATAATATAATATTTCAACCTCATGTTTTAATATACCAAGAAGTGAATTGTCAAATTTAATCGCCACCTTTTCTTTATCTGAATAACCAAGATATACTGTTCCAAATTTTCCATTTCCTATTTTTTCCATAATAGTATATTTATCTCGTATCATATTTTTTATCATACATATATATACGCAATGCGTTCATATTCATTATTCGAAAGTCGGATAAAATGTCCTCTTTATTTTGGTTCAATTACACTTCTTTATATTTCATATTTTATTTTATTCTTTGGTATATATAACATTAATATGAAATACGTAGCTATATTGAGAACATTCGTTAGTGTTTTCATTTGTATGTTCTTGATATTACGATTTAATCCCTTTGTAAAAGCTGAATTACTTCCATACGATGCAAATATAATTTTTGGAAGTGCTATGTTATTATTATTTAATGTTGTATTTGCAGAATTCGGTTTAGATATACCATTTATACCAAAAAAAACAACAATTTAGGTTGAAAATTTATGGTAGTAGTATGAAATACAAATACAATATAAAGATTTTTCATTACATATAATTATAGTAGTTAAACTTATTCTTTTTTAATATGTCAGATTCAAACACCAAAAAATCGTTTATAGAAGCACTTACAGGAAACACGGTTGAGATACAAGTAAAAACAGTATCAGCACCAGTATCAGCACCAGTATCAGTATCAGCACCAGTATCAGTATCAGCACCAGCACCAGTATTGAAATCTGTAGAGTCAGTTAATCCGTTTTGCCCCAATACAGCTATTGTTGCAGAGAGACTTACAGGAACAGTGAAATGGTTTAATAATAAGGCTGGATTTGGTTTCATCACAGTGTGTGGAGATGGAGAATATGGTGGTAAAGATATTTTTGTTCATTATTCATCAATACGTGTTACTGATTCACAATATAAGTATTTAATACAAGGTGAATATGTAGATTTCACATTGGATACTTCAAAAAATGATAAACATGAGTTTCATGCTGTGGATGTTAGTGGTGTAAAAGGAGGTTCTATTATGTGTGAAACCCGTCGTAATGATGCATATACAAAAACATATGGTGTTAGATCACGTGTTGGAGAACAACCAGAAACACAACCACAAGAACAAGAATATGAAGTTCAGGGACGAGGAAGAGGATGAGAACTGTTATTCATTCGTTTATAAATATTTATATATTCTTATAAATATTTATTTCCATTTCTGAAAATATTAAGAAAATCAATAATGATACAAAACAATTAAAAGAACAACTCATACAATTTGATAAATTAAATGTAAAAATCAAAGGAAACCAAGAAATAATAAAAGAAAGAAACACACTTCAAAAAATGATGGAAGAAACCGATGAACTTTTGAAAAAAGAGAAAATTAGGTTGAGAACTCGTGCAAAAGAAATGTCTTCTTCCAAGAATGATGGCATTTTTGAATGGGAGTTAGAAACCCCCAAAGAAGTTCGTGCAGGTGCTGTAAATGATGTTTGTAAAGCAATAAAAACCGGATTATCTAATTTAAAAGCAGGAAACATAAAACACTTTAGATTAGGTTATAGGAAGAAAATAGATAATCATAAAAGTATTTTACTTCCAAAGAATTTTATAAAAAATAAGAAAGGGGAAATCCATATAGCACCTAAATTTTTTAAAGAAGCGTGTAAGTTTAAAATGGGTAAAAAAACAATAAAGAAACACAAAAATATAGAAATAAACAATGATTCACGTATATGTAAACAACATAATGAATATTGGTTAATAGTTCCGGTTCCATTTAATATGTCTCCTAAGAAAAAACCTATAAATTATTGTGGTGTTGACCCAGGAATGAGAACGTTTATGACAACATTTGGAAATAATGGGTGTACCGAATATGAACATAATGCGTCATTAATAGTATCATTAGATAAAAAGATAAAGAATTTGAAAGATAGAAGAGAGAAAAAAACAAGAGTAACAAAAAGAAGAATATTAAAAGTAGAAAGAAAGAAAAGCAATATAATAAATGAATTGCACTGGAAGACAATAAATGAAATGTTAAAGATGAACGACTTTATTTTTTATGGAGATATCAAGAGCCACGGTATCGTAAAAGGTAAAGAAAATTCAACATTAAATCGTAATGTAAACAACTTGAAATTCTATAAATTTAAAGAACGTTTGTTATTTAAATCAATAGAAAGAAGCAAGAAGGTGTACTTGGTAAATGAAGCATATACAACGCAAACGTGTAGTTTTTGTGGAAACAAGCATAATCCAGGTTGTTCAAAGGTATACAATTGCGTATTATGTAAAAGAAGTATAGGAAGAGATGTGAATGCATCAAAGAATATACTAATGAAAGGAATAATAGAGAACTTGTAAAAAGTGCTCTAACGTCTGCGTTCAAAGACGTTATAAATGAAAACCGTGTAGTCTTAACAAACCTTAATTGGAATGTTGTGAATAATTGCTTATAAACAGTATAAATGTTTATAAAAGATTATAAAGGTTTTTTGAACGGAAGATGATGGTATATTATTTAGATAATAATTATTTGTATCAAGTAATTCAAATTTAATAAACGTATTATTATTAAATTAAATATAGTATCATGTGTATATATCGTAAATAAAATTGAAATAAATTGAAATAAAATGAAGATATAATAAACAATAAAACAATAATAAATGAAAAATTTTATTATTATTTGTCCGAATTGCAATGAACCTATTTTAATACAAAAAATAAACTGTGGCGTTTTTAGGCATGGAGTATATAAAAAAACGAATAGAATTATCCCCCCTCATTTAAATAAAAAAAAATGCGATGAACTTATCCGGAAAGATGAAATATTTGGTTGTGGGAAACCATTCTCAATTAAAATTATACATAATAAAAATGAAGAAACACAAACAATTGATGTATCTATTTGTGAATATATATAATGTAGAAAGCAATGATTCAGTTTAATATAAATAAACCGGTTGTATTTTGGTATTTGATTAGAAACCGTAATATGTTGATAAAAAACACCAATGCGAAAATACAAATATACATCTTACAATACGATTTTTATTTTTTTTATTTGTTTTTATACAATTAACGAAGACATTGAACAATTCTAAATTCGTGATTTTGGTATATATCGATTTCAATATCATGATTATAATCATCACCATTGTCGTATCTTGAATCATAATTATATTTTGTATTATACTGTTCAGATGTATATATGACTCCTTCTATTTCTGAATATAGTTGTCCTCTTATGGCTACAATAAACATTAATGGTTCTTCAACTAATAAGTCGTCCTCATATAAATAATCATCATTATAGTCAATATGATAATTGTCATATGTCATACATTTCCAAGAAGTATTAATTGTAATATCGCTGGATGGTATTAATTTAAATGACCCCCACGTGTTTTGTAAATACTTTATTAATAAATCGAATTTACGAATGGTTATATGTTCATTCTTGAATATGGATTGAGACATAAATTCACGCCTGAATGTAGCCCAAGAACTTTTAAAAATTTCTGTTTTTATTTCATTTTGTATTTTATCACGATATGTTGAGTCCATAGCGTAAATATCACGAAGAATGTTATCAGGTAGAGAGAATAAACGATTGTTCATATTAGCGTTCATGGTTGTAATATCGTATAATATAAATCAAAAAAGACGTTTCAATTTCTTACGAATAATCGTGGATAGTATATGTGCCGTGTATTTTTTATCTATATATTATAACTAAACTATGTTTCATATACAACAAATGAGTAAATGTAAAAACGTATTGTTAATTTCTTTATTATACGGGTTGTTTACATTTAGAATACTTTATGTTATTTTTAAAACAAGTATATCCGTGGCTTTAATATTATCTTTCTTGGTAGGTATTATTATTTGGTTATTTTCAAAAGAAGGTATGACACTGGAAGGACTGAATAAGGGAAAAAAAATGAAATCCCCCCGTAAAAATAGTAAAAATAATAATCAAAAAATTGTTTTGAATCGTCATAATAATAATAATAATAATAATCGAAATATTATGTTGAATCGTCGTAATAATTCACGACCGCCCCGTGTTCCAATAACAGCTCCTAAAAAAATACCTTTACCTGTAAATGAATATTCAGATAATGAAAAACATATTTACAAAATATTAAATAATTCTATAAATCCATCATTAACTAAATTTAATAATGATTTTAAAAGATTAGATGATTTAGCTAATTATGAAACCGAAGATGAATTCAATGAATTCTTACGAGATAAAATACAACCACAACTAAAAAACATAAAAAGTTTATATGATATAGTAAAAAACAGTTTAATGAAACGGTCTTCAGATACTCGTTATCAAAAGAATGTACAAGGTGGGAAAATGTTATTTTATAATAAAGATACGTGGAATATCCAACAACGTCAATCACAAAATATTCAATCAAAAATAAACACTTTTAATTCTCAAATAAAAGGTTTTATACAAAGAATAAAGCAACAAAAACAAGAAGAATCTATACGAACTATTAATGTTAAACCGACTCCTCCATTGCCACCTCAAGATGAATATACATACATTCCTCCAAGTAGTAGTTATCTATCAAATTATTCAAATAATAAATACATAAACCAGTTTATTTAGCTATATGGTTTATTTACAAAAATTTTATTTCCGCGCAAATGAATCATTAATAAAAAACGTTGAAATCCGTATTCTAATAAATCAGACATTTTCCCTGTTATTCCAGAACCCCATATACTAATTTTTGTTATAAAAGATGGGGGCGGAACGCTCCAATAACTTGAATTATGTTCTACAAAAGAGTGTTTATTTTCAAATGATTCTTCCGGATATTGTGTTTGTGGTTCAGAATTATCGTTTAATATACTTATGATATATTTTTGAAATCGTTTAATAGTTTTTTCGTGATTATCCAATATAAAATCTAAAATTATACTCATATTTGGTGTGGTTTTCATATCTAATATTGCCATCCACCCAATAAACAATATATATATTATAAATAATATAATAACCAAAATCATTCTTCCTAATATAGATTGAGTGGTTGGTATAATACGAAATGTATCTATTTTAGGAGAGTTTTCTAAATTTGGTTCATTCATCTTCTATACAGTATAATAGTTAAAAAATAAAAATGAATAAAATGCTCATTTGTAATAGATGTGTTCCATATTACTAAACTATTCAAATAGTAATTATTTAGGAGATACGAATGAAATTGGATTAGTTTTTGGGATGTAAAATAAGAGTGAAATATATAAAATTAGAATGAATTCCGATATACTTCCAAAGGTGTCTGTTATAATAAATTATTATGAATGTAATATTGACTCTATTTGGATAAGTATAATTATAGTAATAATCATGATATTTTTCTTATTTTTTTTAAAAATAATATTGTATAGTTATATTTATAAAATACATCGTGTATGTCATCCAATACCATTTTTCTTTGGAGAACCGAGTTCGTGTAAACAAATTATTTATTCTATTAAATCACAACAATTAAAAACAATAAATGAAGAAAAATCAATAAATGAAGAAATAAAAAGAAATGAAGAAATAAAAAGAGAACGACAACAAAATATTATAAACCAAATAAAAAGAAATGAAGATAAAAAAAAGAACGAAGAAAAAAAAAAGAATGAAGAGAAAAAAAGAATTGAAAATATACAAAAAGAAAGGGAGAATGAAAGTTGTGATAATGTGAATGTAGACGAAAATTTTACGAATAAATATACAAGTGAGGATGGATTATTATATATACCAATTAATATTTTAGAAATGTATAAAACAATGAATATAAATATAATTGGTATTATAGAAAAAATGAAAACAGTATTATATATTCTTTTTAATGAATATGTATATCCAAAATTATATTATATATAAACTTCAGATTGAAGTAGTTTCTCTATATAGATATATACAACCTATATAGAAATGAAGATTTCATTATTTAGCATTTTATTTACGATTCTTATTTTTTTACTATTTTTTACGGTTTTTACATCTTGTATTCAAGTTGTTCCATATTCCAGAGAAAATATTTTCACTAACAATATGTTTCCTTATTCGCGTGAAGGATTTACAGAGTATACAGATTCCCAAAATAATAATTCAATTGATTCTTATACACAAAACGATATTACTCCTACTACCAAAGATAATCAATATATGAGTTTTAATGGTTTATTATCTTCACCAAACAATACAAAAATGAATCCAGTTGATATTTATTCACAAGCACAAGGTTCTCCAGATTGTAAATCGTATGGATTGTCGAATTCAAAAGGATTTTTATGTATGACTCCTGAACAAGTGCGATTATTAAGCACTCGTGGGGGAAATTCTGCTAGTGGAGAAATGCAAATAGGTGCATCAAAGTAAAAACCCCACCAACAACTATTATTTATATTGTTTTATATTAATTCTTCGTGATATAATACAATGTTTCGTCGCTCTATACATACATTGAAAGTAGAACACTTTGGTTTTGATGTTCCTCATTTTTAATAAGAATATCGACATCTTTTTTACTAACAGTATATGGAAATTCGACCTTAAGGTCTACCGTTTTTCCCAAAATGGAATTTGGTGAATCTGTGCGCATAAGACGGAATAAATTCAATTTGGTATGAATAATTTCCAAACAACGTTTTAAATTACGAACTCCCTCTTCCCCTTTTGTAAATCGTGTATTCGTAATAATGTATTTGAGTATTTCGTCAGAAATAATAATATCTCCTTCTTTGAAATTTACTTGTTCCCGAATTTTAGGCAACATATATTTTTTAGCAATGATGACCTTTTCAGTGGTTTCATATCCCTTGGTTTTGATCTGATACATTCTATCTTTAAGAATGGGATTTACATTTGCCTCATCATTATAACTGAAAATGAAAAGACATTTACTTAAATCAAAATCAACATCTGAAAAATATTTTTCGTGAAACTGGTCATTTTGTGTAGTATCTGTCAAATGAGTCAAAATACCTGCGATTTCTTGACCTCGAGGTGTATCGCTAATTTTATCTAATTCATCGAAATAGATGACTGGATTCATACACTTACTATCCATTAAAATCTGTACAATTTTCCCCCATGAACTTCCCTCATATGTATATGAATGTCCTTCTAGAAAACTGGAATCGCCAGCACCACCAAGTGCAATAAAGGCGAATTCTCTACCAAGTATTTTACTAATTCCCTCTTTAACAAGAGTGCTTTTTGCGGTTCCAGGTGGGCCTGAGATTGCAATAGCGGTTCCCATTGCAGATGGGTTTGTAATCCATTGTCCGACCATTTGCATAATTTGCATTTTTGCATCTTCCAACCCATATACACAATTATCCAAGGTTTCTTTGGCATTTCTCATATATGAATCACAAGCGTCCAATCCATCATTTATTGATACCGATAAATTCTTGTATTTACCAAAGGGGATTCTCATAAACGCATCAACCCATGTTTTCATTTTATGATATTCTGAATCTCCTGGTTCCATTGTACGCATAACATTCAACCTCTGTAATACAGTTGCCTTATATTTTGCAGGAATATTAGATTGAAGAAGAGATAGACGGTAGGGTTTGTCAATATGAATATGTTGATTAATTTCTTTGAGTTCTTTCATAATTTTCAATTGTTCTTGGTGAGACAATTTCGTTTTGAAATATTCAATTTCACCTGTAGTTTTTCGTTCTATATTTACTAGATCATAATATTCCTTTGTATTTTTAGAACGACTTGTCTTTACAAGTTCATTAATAGAAGTTTTACAATCAGATAATGCATTTAATATGAACTTACTCTTGGGATTCTTTTCGAGTTTATCACATAACATTTTTTTTAAATCATTTAATTCTTTATAGTCTGCCTCAACATCAATTGCTTCTTCGGGTTCTTTTGTTTCATCTTCTACATTTTTCAACGATTTTGTTTTTTTTTTATCAGATGATTTTTTCTTTGACAATTTATCGGTTGTGTTGGTAGTATTATTTTGTATTTTTTCTGATAATTCTTTAGACAAATTATTATTTTCGTATTTTTCTTTCATAAACATTTTTTCATCATCACTATTACACTCTTCATCATCATTCAATACCTTTTCAATATCCTCTTCATCTTCATCTTCGTCATCATATCCTCCTCCAAAAAAAAGTCCAAGCAAATTCCGTGTATCTTTATTGTCTTTTTCATCATACTCTGATTCTTCATCTGAAGAATCATCTTTAGAACGTCGTTTTGTTTTATGTGATGTATCTGTTTTTTTATTATACATTTTTTTGTGCTTCCTATATTCTATTTCCTCATCATCAGAGTCTTGTTCATTTTTACGTAATTTATATTTTGGTTTCTTACATTCTACCTCTTCAGTTATTTCACTGTCGTCATCATCAGACGAATTAACTGTTTCATAATCATCATCATCAGATTCACTATCGCTTTGTTCCTTTCTTTTTAATTTTTCATTCTTTATTGATTTATGATTGTTACTACGTGGTTTATCATTGACCATTGTTTTGTTATATTTTATTTATTTATCTAAACCACCTTATACTTATATATAATGAATATATTTAAGTCCATTTTTATCATATACAAGTGTCCTATTTTACGAATCTAGGGCACTCACGAATACGTGTAAAATAACTTCTATATGATTTGTTATAAATCTAAAATCATATAAACCAATCATTGTAATACAACCCATACAACAATTAAATGAATAATATTAAAAACCTATTTTTAAAATCAGTAAAGGTAAATATACAAAATTTAAAGGGAATAGATTTAAAAAAATTCGATATAAGAGGTTCTTTTATAAGAGATGTCATTGAACGCAATAGCGATTCAAATTTTACAAATATTAGTTCTGATTTAATTGATGTAAATTTACAGGGGGCTAATTTAAAAAACGCAAATTTTTTATTTTCCAACTTACAAGGTGCAAATTTTTTATTTTCCAATCTAGAAGGTGCAAATTTAAAAAGTGCTAATTTAAAATACGCAAATTTACGGCGTTCCAATATGGAAAGCGCTATTTTAATAGATACGAATTTAAATTTTGCATCATTAAAGGATTCTGATTTAGAATATACAAAATTAATGGGAGCTAATCTTGAAGACGCAATTTTAATAAATATTGATTTAACAGGAGCAGATTTAACAGGGGCGAATTTAACGGGGGTGAATTTAACAGGGGCGAATTTAACAGGGGCGAATTTAACGGGGGTGAATTTAACAGGGGCGAATTTAAGACGTGTCTATCTTAGAGATACAAATCTATTTGGAGCAGATTTAACAGGAGCACATTTTACAGGAGCAAAAATCATTAATGTAAATTTGAAAGAATCAAAATTAACTGGTGCAAATTTAAGTGATTCCTATTTAAAAAATGTAAATTTCAGTGATGCGAATCTAACTGATGCAAATTTTACACGAGCTAATTTAAATAATCTAAATTTCGAAAATGCAAATATAATTGGTATAAAATTAACAGATACATTTTTGGACAAACTATACACTGATGAATTAAAAACACAATATAATCCTGAAGAACAATCACAAGTTGCTGAATGTAAAAAATACAAAGAATACATACCGGTATTTTTGATTCCTTGCTCATTATTCCTAATTTCTTGGTTATTCGTCTGAATATATTTTTGATCACGTTATATACGACGCAACTATGCATATTATTTTTTGTTTTTTATCATATAATATAATCCAGTATTACATCTAATTTATGTATTGAAACAATGCAGTTCTCAACCTTTCGTTTTTCTTTGTCATAGCTGACTATCATAATACAGTCGTTCTCGAGTTCTTCATCGGTCACGTGCGTGTGTTGCGTCTCGACAAAATAATAAAATAATGGAAAATGGTCGATTTCCGATTATTTTTTCGATTTGGACTTTTTAGATTTTCTATTTTTAGATTTCTCGCGTTTCACTGTTTTTTTTCGCCCCCCAGAAAACTCATATTTCATCATACATAGTTCTGGGTCAGGTTTTTGTTCATCGTCATCGTCATCGTCATAGTCATAGTCTATGTCATCTGTAGTAATGACCGGTTCATTAAATTTGTTTTCTTCATTACAGTATAATGCTTTTTCATTTTTTTTAGTCAATCCAGTAAATTTAAATGATTCTTTAAGATAAAAATTAACAGTATTTTGGTTATTAACGGTTTCTAAATAAATTGACTTGCATTTTATTTGTCGTCCAATTTGCTTAATCCCTTGCATTAATTTAGTCCCCCCTCCCTTCATTTCTAAACTAGCACAAATAATAGAAATATACAATTTTCCGGATGGTTCGAATTGCAATGTAGCAAAACCCAAAATCCTATCCCCAAATTTACCGGCTTCTCTTCTCACTAAACATAGTAGTAAATGCGATGAATCCATTGATTTTTTCGCATACCCTTGAGGTATATGTTCACAAAGTTGGTTTTCAACCTCACTTTTAAAATTCAAAACTTTTGATGATTGCTTTTCGTACACCTTATTATCATTATCATGGTTTCTAAAGTATTTAATATTATCAATTTCGTGATATTTTAGTTCCATTTCGAAAAGTTTATTTAATTCGGTATTATGAGTTGGTTTTGTATTATAATAGCACTCCAAATGATCGATTTCTGGGTTCGGATGTCGAATTGACTTTTGACCTCTAATAATAGGGGAAGGTTCGGCAGAAAAAATGGATGTTAATCCATCATCAGTCGGTGAAGTTGAAAGTGATGGAGGAGCGTAAATAGGCGTTGGTATTGATATTTTAAGATATGACTTTTTAAACGCGGGGTCTTTCATACTTTTTGTCATCGCTTGTATTTGTTTCGTATGGCTGGTATACCATTCCTCAAATTCACTAAATATAGTGTTCATATCAACATTCTTCGTATTTTCGTAATAATATTCTCTTGGACTTTTCCCGTTATGCACGTTAAAATCTTCAAGAGTATCCAGAGATGAAATATGATTTTTATTACTCAAATCAAAATCAGCAAGAAAATGAAACCCTTCTACCACATATGATCTATCATTGTCATAGAATAATCTTGGGTCTCTCATTAATCCACTTAATTCATCTTTGTGTTTCTTAACGAATATTATAATCCGTATAATTTCAGTTTGTCTATCTATTGTCATGTATATATAAACATCATATTATTTATTTCTAAAATTTATTATAAATAATGTTTTTAAATCTTCTTAAAAAAATGATTTAAAAACATTATTTATAATAATATTGAATCATTTCTGAATACCATTCTGGTTCAAAAAAATCTTTGGGCATAAATGTTAGGTCTTTTTTTGCTCTAAAATTATTATATTCAATATGTGTTTCTTTGACTAAATCAATATTTGTTGTTTTTTTAAATGTATTTAAATATATAGTAAAATATGAGTTTAATGCTTCTGGTATTATTGTTTTAAATTTATTTAAATCGTATATATGTCCATAAAGCATCGCATCATTTAGGTATTTTTCGTATGATAATAAAGGTTTTATATTCTTTTCATTTAATTCTGGATAATTCTGTTTTATTTCAATAAATGGTTGTATAGAATATGCCATTTTGGGAATCGAAGATTCCCCTTCCCTGTCGGGGGCATCGTATATAACGGGCCGTTTTTTTGGGAATATTTGATTCACATTCGCCCCTTGTATATATTTATTTTTTTTAATTTCAACCAGATTCACAAAAAACATTGCTCTATTTTTACCATAATTAACCAGATCTATAGATAGTATGGGTGTATCATATTCATAAGATGGATACCATATAGAAGAAAACATTTGCCTATTATCATCAGAAACAAAATTAGTTAATCTTACTCTTCTAAATTGTGAGTTTGTAAAATATAAATTATTTATATAAGCACCACGTCTTATATTCGAATGTTTTTCTGAGAAATCAATATTTATTTTTTGTGTTAAATTTAATGAATTTATAATATCTAATTGTAAAATAGCAGTTTCTTTAAATAAAGCATTTTCGCTTTTGAAATTTTTAATAAACAATAATTTTGATAGAAAAAATAGATTGAATATAAACATTATTATATTCAATAACAAATATTGTTTAAGTTATTTTGAGTAAATTTGTATATTTTTAATGAAATTTATGAACTTCACGAAATAGTTCTTCCCATTCCAAATAAGTCATTGTTTTTACTTCCGGTGTCTTATCTGGTTTTGTTCCAATCCATAGTAAGTTTCTTGGGTCATTTTCCTTTGTCTCAATGAATGTGAAACCTGTATCTTCCATTATTTTCATAGGATTCGTATTATAGTACTGTTTAATATGAGGTTCAGATAATTCGAATAAGAACTTATTCATGACAACCTTACCGGCAATATCCATAACACATAATACTCCTCCTGGACGAAGAACACGATACGCTTCTGTGATTATTTCCGCTGCGGACTTTGTTGGAAGTTCGTGTAGCAAAAATGATATTGAGACGATGTCGTATGAATTAGATTCAAAATACATATCTTCTGCCATAAGATGGTGATATGTTATTTTTTCGTGTAAATTCGTAAATATAGGTGATTCTGGTGTTGTATGACTAAATCTAGCAACAGAAAGGAAGTGTGGAGATAGGTCAACCGCATCTATACCTTCTTTATCTGGAAAGGCTTCAATGAGGAACTTTGTTGATATGCCTCCAGAACATGCAACGTCCATTATCCTACCTGTATTTGGATGGTTTGATGGAAAAGTGTCAATGTGGTTTTGAATTGAAGATGTGGTATTTCCACGCATCCATGATTGAGATGTTGGAACGTCCACAAGTTCCCAATATTTAGAAGCTATCAACATTGTCGACGGGACAACATCTAAAGCGGCCTCCCAATTCAGATTCCCTTCATCATAATAATGGAACATTTGAGTATAATAATCAGGGTATACAATGGAAGGGTTGTTTAGCTTAAGATAGTTTTGGTGAAGTTTCTTCATATTGTTAGCACCAAGGTCGTAATATTTTTGCCACGGAAAGCCTATCTTATTTGCTCGTTGCATTGTACGATATGTATGCATCCATATTATTGTCTCTTTTGCTTTTGCCGCTAAAGTTTTCCATAATATATTATTTTCTTTCTTTAAAGTCTTCTTCAAATAATCATTTGTGTCTGGTAAAGGTGTATTTGCAAGTCTCATGTTACGACAAATCGTACGGGATCCCAAAATAGACGTCTTGAAAGATGTTGTTGTACCAAATAAGAATAATACCAAATAAATGTATGAAAACATTTCTCAGTTATTATAATATTTATATTATACAATCGTTTATATCATTACAAATAAACAATAATAATAAATCGCATAAAATTGATTGATAAAGGTATAAATACTATATAGTATAATACTATAGTTCAATTATTAAAATGTCAAAATCAAAGGGTTCAAATGCTTTTTATAAAAGTCCTTCCAAAATTATTGGAATCCAATTTAGTATGTTGTCTCCAGAAGAAATTCGTCGCAATTCAGTTGTGGAAGTGACTTCTAGAGATACTTATATAAATAATAAACCAGTTATTGGAGGATTATTTGACCCCCGAATGGGAGTATTGGAACCAGGGACAATTTGTCCAACAGACGGAATGACTTATATTGATACACCTGGATATTTTGGACATATTGAATTAGCAAGACCTCTGTTCTTTATGCAACATCTAAAGGAAATTATGAAATTTTGTCGTTGTGTATGTTTCAAGTGTAGTAAATTATTGATTAATAAAAATGAATATAAACATATTCTAGATAAACGTGCTGAAGATAGATGGGAAGAAGTAAATACTCTTGCAACAAAAGTCAAGCGTTGTGGTGAAAAAACAGATGATGGTTGTGGGTGCAAACAGCCCGATAAAATAAAAGTAGAAGGTATGGCAACTATATATGCCATTTGGGAAAATATTGATTCTAGTGAAGGAACTGCGGTTGCAGGAGCACCGGCAGAAGCAGGTGAAAAGGGAAAAATTGTAATAAAACTGACACCAGAAATTATTCTTAAAATATTCAAACGTATTTCAGACGATGATGTTTATTTTATGGGATTTAATCCTCTTTGGTCTCGCCCAGAATGGATGATTTGTCAAGTATTACCAGTTCCTCCACCTGCGGTTCGCCCTTCAGTAAAACACGATGCCCAGCAAAGAAGTGAAGATGATTTGACACAAATATACATTAATATTATAAAAACAAACAATTCATTAAAAGAAAAATTAAATTCCACAGAACCTGTAGCAGTAAATGTAATTGAGATGTGGACATCTATCCTACAATATTCAATTGCTATGATTGTAAATAATAAAATAAAGGGTGCAGACCCTATGGCACAAAGGTCAGGAAGACCTTTACAATGTATTTCAGGACGTATTAATAGTAAAAATGGCCGTATTCGTGGTAATTTAATGGGAAAACGTGTAGATTTTAGTGCTCGTTCAGTGATTACAGGAGACCCAAATCTTTCCATTCAACAATTGGGAGTTCCTATGAAAATAGCTAAAAATATCACTAAACCAGTTATAGTAAATGACCTCAATCGGGATTTCTTGATGAAATTAATACAAAATGGACCTGAAGAATATCCAGGGGCTAAAATATTGGAAAGAAAAAGCGGAGAGAATATTTCACTGAGATATGTTGATCGCGCGTCCATTCATCTAGAAAATGGAGATATTGTTCATAGACATATGATGGATGGGGACGCAGTATTATTTAACAGACAACCTTCATTACATCGTATGTCGATGATGTGTCATATTGTAAAAATAATGAAAATCGGTGATACTTTTAGAATGAATGTAGGTGTTACTAAACCATATAATGCTGATTTTGATGGTGATGAAATGAATATGCATATGCCACAAAGCATTACTGCAGAAGTCGAATTAAAACATTTGGCAGCAATCCCATACCAAATTATCAGTCCTGGTGGAAATGCACCCATTATTGGTATATTTCAGGATTCATTATTGGGTTCTTATCGTTTCACCCGTAAAAATATTACATTGACACCTCGTGAAGCAATGAATCTTCTAATGATGTTTCCAAATGTCAATGTTGATGCATTACGAAAATTGGGAAACAAAATCACAAGTTTTGATGTATTGTCTCAAATCCTTCCCGAATTAACATTAAAACATAAAACAAAATTGTTTAATGAAGGAGAAGACACTGAAACTTCCAATAATGTATTGGAAATTCGTAATGGTAAATATATACGTGGTCAAATCGACAAGTCTGTTGTTGGTTCGGCAACCAAAGGAATATTGCACCGAATATGCAATGATTTTGGAAATATGGCATGTTCCAATTTTAATGACAATTTACAAAACATTGTAACCGAATATATGAAAATAAGTTCATTTAGTGTCGGCATCAGTGATTTAATCGCCAACAAATCCACTCAAAATCAAATTCTACAAATATTGGCATCGAAAAAATTGGAAGTTCAAACCATCATGGACAAAGTTCATTTGGGTGTTTTTGAAAATAATACTGCAAAAACAAATATGGAGGAATTTGAATTACAAGTTAATAATACTTTAAATAAAGCTTCTGATGATTCGGGAGAAGTCGGACGTAAGAGTCTAAGTAAAGACAATCGGTTTCTTATGATTGTCGAATCTGGGTCAAAAGGTTCTCTCTTAAATATTTCCCAAATGATTTCTTGTTTAGGACAACAAAATATTGATGGAAAACGTATTCCATACGGTTTCGATAGTCGTACTCTTCCACACTTTAGTAAATTTGACGATTCGCCAAATGCAAGAGGGTTTATCGAGAATTCATATATTTCTGGATTAACCGCCCCTGAATTATTCTTTCACGCCATGGCAGGTAGAATTGGATTGATTGATACAGCAGTAAAAACATCCCAAACAGGATATATTCAACGTAAAATTGTCAAAGGATTGGAAGACTTAAAAGTAGAATATGATATGACTGTTCGTAATAGCAAGGGTAAAATTATACAATTTGAGTATGGAGAAGACGGATTCGATTCTATGAAAGTTGAAAATCAAATTTTACCTCTTGTTGGTATGAGTGTTGAAGACATATACATGCATTATGACATTCCAGGAGGCAAAGATTCCACACCCGAAACCAGCGCCAAAAACTCTGTATTTACCAAGAGTACAATCAATCGTATGATTAAACAAAAGGATAAGTGTAATGAAAAATGCAAAACGTATATTGATAAAATGTTATTGGCACGGGATAATATTGTTGTTAAATTATTTAAACGCAGAAATGAAAATGGTGTTCGAATGCCTATCGCTTTCCAATACATCATTTCTAATATTCAAGGACAATTAGGACTGAAGTCAAATTCCGCGGTTGATATTACACCATTAGAAGCATTCGAACTCATTGAAGAATATTACCGAAAACTCAATGCAATTCAATGTATTAAAACAAATCCACTATTCGAAATTATGTATTATTATTATCTGACTCCTCGTGATTTATTAGTACATAAACGATTCCATAAAAAGGGATTGATTCTATTGTTGGAAAATATTTTACTCAAATTCAAAGAAAGTATTGTGCATCCTGGTGAAATGGTTGGTGTTTTGGCCGCCCAATCTGTAGGAGAACCCGCAACACAGCTGACCTTGAATTCTCTGGTGTATGATGATGAAATTGTCGTGAGAAATTCCAAACACGAAATATTCAAGGTTAAAATAGGCGAATTCACACAACAACAAATCAAAATATCTAAAAAAATAGAGTATATGGAGGACAAAGATACAACTTATGCAGAACTACCTGAATATTATGATGTTCCTTGTGCTACAGAGGAAGGAGAAACTGTATGGAGACGTGTTGAGGCAGTCACACAACACCCTGTCATCAATGAAGATGGAACCAATACAATGCTCAAGGTTACTACGTATGGAAACCGTGAAGTAACAGCAACAAAGGCAAAATCGTTCTTGCAACTCCAAGATGGAAAAATATTGGGAGTGAATGGAAAAGACCTGAATGTGGGCGATTATCTCCCGTGTTCCAGAAAACCGCTCGATTACAAGGAAACTCATATACTAAATCTACGTGAAATTCTACCCCCCACAGAATATATATACGGAACTGAATTAGCAAAAGCGAAACTTGTTCTCGGACAACATCACTGGTTCAAGAATAATCAAGGTAAAACATTCATTTTACCCCATAAACATTCGGATTCACTTGCAAATCTATTCAAAGAAGAAATCGCAGAAAATAGAAAAAATACACCAAACAAAGCACAATACATCAAATCAGGAATGGTGTATATGAAAAATATTACTTGTTGTAGTTATGATGTTCCAGAAGATATTGAATTGAACTACGAATTTGGATATTTGGTAGGTGCTTATGCGGCTGAAGGATGTATGACTAAATTTCAAATTTCTATATCTAACAACGACCCTGCATATCTATTACCCATTGAAAACCTCTGCAAGAAATGGAATATCACCACAAAGAGATACATCCATAAGGATAAAAATCAGGTAGGATGGACAAGTTCAGATATTCGTATATACAATACTGTATTATGCAAGATTCTCGAAAATCTTTGTGGAAAGTTAAGCCACAAAAAATTCATTTCTCCAAAAATCGTATTCTCAAATCGTGAATGTATTCTCGGATTCTTGGATGCATACATTGGAGGCGATGGATGTATAACCCAACATAAAATAACTGATGGTGAAATGATTTCTGATAGAATAAATATATCATCTACATCACGAGAAATGATGACGGATGTAATGGTTATGTTGAGAAATCTGGGTGTATCCAGTCATATACACAAACCAAAAAAACAAGAGAGCAATAATAGAGGAACTCTACCTGAAAATATACAACAATTATATAATCTGGATATTACAAATAAACAATCTCAAAAACTTGCATCTATGCTTCACTTACCCATTGTTGTAAAGCAAGAAAAACTACAAAAACTGTTGGAACGTGATTTCAAATACGAATATTCAAAAGCAGATTTATATCTACCAAATATGATTAATGGTAAATTAGTGATGGAACCCAGAGATGGTAGAATGATGGATTTAGAATTTGACCAAGTTGTCAGTATTGAAGAAGTATCCAATACAACTTCTTATGCCTATGACCTAACAGTGGAAGACACGAGAAATTTTGACTGCTATAATGGTGTAAGTCTGGTCGACACATTTCACTCAACCGGGTCGGGTTCAAAATCTAACGTGACACGTGGTGTGCCGAGAATAGAGGAAATATTAAGAATAACGAAGAATCCGAAGAATCCGTCAATAACAGCATATTTGAAACCGATAGACGAAATGTCCAAGGACAAGGCGGTAAAGTATGCGTCTTTGATGGAACATACAAAATTGGTAGATGTGGTGAGTTCGGTGCAGATTTGTTTTGACCCGAATGATAAGACGTCTCAAATATTGGAGGACGAGTTGTTATTGGAACAATTTTATGAATTTGAAACAATGATGAAGGAATGTATAGGAGGTGATACAACAGAACCTGAAGCCCGTTCAAAGTGGATTATTAGAATGGAATTTGATGCAGAAACATTATTGGATAAGAATATTACGATGGATGATGTACATTACGCGATTACAAATAGTTCTTATGGTCCAGATATTCATTGTGTATTTGCAGATTACAATATGGATAAACTGATTTTCCGCATTCGAACTAAGGCAACAATGTTTAATAAAATGAAGAAAAAGGGAGTTCCTGAAAGTCTTGACCAATCAGATGAAATATATTTATTGAAGAATTTCCAAGACACAATACTAAATAATATTGTATTGCGAGGAGTTAATGGTATTAAAAATGTGCAAGTCAGGCAAAATAAAAACAGTGTAATTAAAGAAGATGGAAAATATACGAGAAAAGATACGTGGATATTAGACACGACCAATTTATTATCTGTATCATCGAAGAAGACTTGCTTGTTAGACACACTTGCGTTAGACTATATCGATTCAACACGCACGTATAGCAATGATATTCGTGAAATGTTTGATGTATTGGGTATTGAGGCTGCTAGACAAAATATACATAATGAATTGACAGAAGTTATGGAATTCAGTGATATATATATTAATTATCATCATACAAGTTTGTTATGTGACCGTATGACTTGTAATAAAGATATGGTTGCTATTTTCCGTTCTGGATTATTGAGTGATAATGTTGGACCCATCGCAAAAGCAACATTTGAGGTTCAAACAGAGGTGTTCTTGGATGCGGCAAGACACGGTGAATTTGACCACATGCGTGGTGTTTCTGCAAATATAATGTGTGGGCAACACGGTAATTATGGAACTAGTGCGTTTCAAATCGTATTAGATATGAAAGCAATGCAAGAACTCGATTCTCAAGATATTCGTCAAGACAAAAATGTAGATGAAATAATGCAAGCAATTGAAGACCCATCAATTTGTTCAAAGAAACAATTAGAAATACATAATAATATAATTAATATTAAAAAGACATCAGAATCTACTTGTTCAGATAATTATGATATTGGATTCTAAAACTCCAAATTGTCCAAATATAAATAAAAAATATTTTTTTTATTTATTAAAAAAAATATGTTCCCCCATTCCTGTTATACGGTTTCCAATATTGTTTGGGATAATTCATTATACAATTGTTTGTTATATTTTTATAAAAAGATATATCCAATAATAATATTTCCACCTTCTTGAATAATAAATTCTTTTGTTAAATATTCCATTTATTTATTATATTTAATTATTTTTATACCTTTATGCGTCTATTAATTCAATTCCGTCCAAGAATTCTTCAAGTGTTTGAATATTTGGAATATATTCTTCAGAACCATCAATAGCAGACTGTATAATTGTGGATAAATCTTTAAGTTCAGTAAATTTATATGGTTTTGCAATTATACTATATTCAGGCGATTCATTTGAAACCGTATTTGGAGGAGACCGTAAGAAATAAAGGGGGGAATATAAAGAGTTTGATGAAGACCCCATATACAACCATTTTGATGCAACCATATTTTTAAGTTGTGTTGATGAAAATAGAATAATCGGTATAGAATATTCTCGTGCGAGAATCCAAGCATCTAAATCAGTCATATAATAATTTTCGTTTTGAATAAGTAATTCTAAATCTTCTATTTTTTTAATAGATTTCATCATAGTTCTCTTGCCTTGATTTGCCAAAATGACAAGTATGCGTTGTTGATGCGATTCTTGTAATTTCATATATCCTCCATACAGCATTTTTTTAATTTCAGCAAGTGAAACAGAACGTGACAAAATAGGTTGGATAATATATTGAAATGGTGTGAAACTACATTGTGGTGATTTTTTAAATATAATTTCTTTGGCATCATTAGGAAAACTTTTTTTCCAAATGGAATTATGACTACTACCGATTACATCACGTATTTGTCCAATACATTTTTCTAATTTTTTGTATATTTTATCTTCATCAGATTGTTCTTTTGGTATTGGGATTAATGGGGTTGATGATACTATTATATTATTATTATTGACTTTCTTGGTCATTATTTGATTTTGTTCATTTAAGGAGACTTCATTTGAATAATGTTGAGATAATTTTGGATTAGCAGTATTATAATTTGTATTATGAATAAAAGAAGAAGTATTAAATGGTTCTTGGAAAGAATCTGAAGAAAACATAGATTGCATTGTCAAAAACTCATCATTATTAATGGAGTATTTCATATTCGTTTGTATATTTAAATAATTTTTGGGTTGAAGCATAAATATACGAATACGATGATACCTGACAAATTCATCCGCCAATCGTCCAAAATACAATTTTTCATTATCAAACCCACTTATAAGGTTTAACTTAGGAATAATGAGTTGAGGTATTGTAAAAGTGGTTTCATCGTGTATAAGACAATACGGTTTTTTTTTTCCATCGTAGCATCCTGTAATTTCACCAAATGACATTGCAACGTCAATAGGCATTTCTTGAAATGCAACACCATCACGAGATATTTGTTTTAAATCTGTTGTTATTGAAAATAATTTTTGTTTATATGTTATTTCTGGTTCTGTTATACTATCCACAATATGTTGTCGAAATCTTCGATTCTCATATTTATTCAATAAAATACGCATTTGTGTTCTAAATACCTGATAAAACTGACTTTCGATTGATATCTTGCGTATAGTGTGTTCCCTATCAGAATCTCTTTTTTTAGATGTAGTTAATATTTTTTCAGGAATCAAATAATTTGAATGGTCAATTGATTCCAGTTCTGTTCCTGTATTTTCAGGTAATTCCGGACGTGACAATTGAATAAATTGGTTGGTCTCGGTGATAATTCCCACTACCAAATTATCTTCAATAATTTTTAATTTAGGTTCGCAGGGGATTTCTCCATCAGTTTTTATTTTCAACTGTTTTAGTCGTTTAATTGTAGTATTATAATCATTATTCCATAATATATTATTGTCCATATATATAGTTTTTGATTCTTGAGATGAAACAGGTGAAGGTAAGCATGGAACAAAGAAAGAACCTCGTGTTTCATTACCTCCTGGTGGAGATACAAATAATCCTATAACTTTTGGTTGATAATTCAATACTTGATAATGTATAGTATATCTACTATTATTAAGATGAATCATCATTTCATTAAGAGGGATATTTAATCTAAATTTATATATATGTGGAAGACTAGGTTGAGGAGAACAATATTTTTTAGAAACTCGATTTATTAATTGGAGAACTTGTATAACAGATTTTATTGGAGATGTTTCCAGGAAAGCACGTATAACAAGAATAGTGGGAGGACGGTTTTCGTATAAATAAATAGGTTCATAAAACAATTCATGTTTAAGAATAATAACAGTTTCTTTTTTAGGGTCATACATTTCCATAATAGAATTTGTTGGACACAAAATTTCAATATTATCTGTAATATCATTATTGGCAATTTCCAATATAACTAAATTAAATCCTCCTATCATGAGAAGTGGATTATCATCTACGGTTATATCCCATAAATAACTATGGTCTATAATGGTGTATGAATCGTGAAGATATTTAATGAAGTTTTCATAAGCGCGAATGGTTTCTTCCAAGAAATCAAGTTCTTTTTCATTTTTTGAGTTTTTATAAAATATAGAATTACTATATTTGGTATAATCAATTTCGTCATCTGATGTTTTAGTCGGGTCTTTGAATGATGATGGTAATGAACCATTATGATATTTAATAAAATTGTCAAGTGTGATTGCCTTTTCTAAAATTCCACGAATTTCTTGAATGGTTGGTGTTTTTGGTAATTTATGTTTATATGCATATAATTCGCAAAGTATTCCCAAGAACGATTGATTATTTGAATTTTCAATTCCATACCGTAATAAACATGGTTTATTTGGTTGAATTAGAGCTGGATTTGTTTTAGAAATAGCGTCAGATGTATTCATATTTAATAATAATTCAACAGAACGTGGTAAATACCCCCATCTTTTAGCAGGTAATGGATAATATGCAGGAGTCATTATATATGATATATTTTTGTCCTTGGTTGTTTTTTTATCAATAGTATTTTTTTTCTTCTTTTTATTCGATTCTTCTTCATCTTCTTCTTCATCTTCATCTTCTTCTTCATCTTCGTCTTCTTCTTTTTCATCATTAGTTTTTATACTACATTTTTTCCGACGGGATTGATGAAATTTTCGGTTCCAATCGCTTTTAAAGCAACAAGGAAGACAATAACCATCTGGATGGTTATCAGTATTGAATCCTGGTATGCTTTCTACATAATTTCCATTAACATCTCTATGTTGTTTTTCATGATTGAATTCATATACATAATGTCCTTTCGGAACTGTAGTTGCATCCTTAGGTATAATTCCTCCACAAACACCAGATTTAACTTCTGCTTCAGTCAAACTTGTATTTGTTTTTAAACACCAATATCTTGGACAAATATACCAAAATGGTTTCTTGGTATCTGTTCCATATTGTACAGCGTGAGAATATGACCCAGGGTGTTTATTATCTATATCTTGTTTTTCCTCATTTGTTAAAATGACTGGTTGTCTTTTATGATTAGCTTGACAAATAGTAGAATACGCATCATATTTCCCTTGTTTATTTTGAAGAAATAGTTTAGGTTCACGTGATTTTAGGCGATTTAAAAAGTATTGGGATAGTTTAAAATTTTCAGGTAATCCTATATCTGATAAATCACTTCCTCCGATTATTCTACCCCCTTCAATCGCGTCTTCATCATTTTCTTCACTGTTTTCTTCATCTTCACCAGGTTCTTCATTTTCAAATTCAAAATATCCAAATTCATCATTGTCATCTTCGTCTTCATCTTCATCTTCAATTTCCCCATATATTTGTATCTGTTCGCCAATGACTGGTAATACATCTGTTATAGGAGGTCCAACCACAAGTATTTGTGAATTTATAATATCATCTTGGTATTTTTTACAAATACTACTCAATTGAGATGATAAAGGGTATGTTGTTGTTTCGGGTCGTTGTGTAATACGTAAAATAGAATCTATATATATTTCCATTACTTCAAGATACTGTATATCTACTATTTCTTGCATTGTAATATGAAGTATTTTTTCCATATATTGATATTTCATTGTGACAGGGAAACCGGGTTTTTGTAAAATTATTTTACCGTGTACTTGTTTTTGTTCGGTATTATAATTGTATAATAATAAAAGAGCAGCTTCACGTGTTAATTTATTATCATTTTTCATAAGTTGTTCTATAACATCTTGGTAATTTTGTGTATGTTGAAGTATTTGGGTTATCAATAAATTTTGTGCATCCATTTTTTGATACAACTCAACACGTTTGAATCTCATTGATATTTCTTCTCCTTTTACAATAGAACCATTAACCACATCAAATAATTGCGTAATACACGGAATATTTTCCAATAGAGAAAAAGATTTATTAATATGTATATTTGCATTATATTTCATATTTTCAAATTCGACATTTGAATTATTATTTAGGTCTATAAATAGGGGAAGAGAATACCCGCTTTGATTTAAAAAATTGTTTATCTCACGAATCATTGGATTTAATGATAAATTCAATATATAATTCCATTTTTGGTAAGATAGTGGAGTAGTATTTTCTGTTTTAATATTTATTTTTCCACGAGAATCAAGTTCAACAAACAATTCAATATTACGACTATTAATATTTGATTGATTACTTTCAGAATAAGAATAAATAATATACATTGAAATTGTATTACCTTTACCCATAGAACGATTAATACGATTGATTGTATTTTCAGGTAGAAATGGAATTCGTGTTCCATTTTTAGAGAATTTGGTAGAAAATACACGAATTATATTTTCTTTTCGTTGTCCGGGATTGTATATAACCCATGGCATCCATGAAGTAGCATGAATATTTTTAAAGATTACCTCCAAAGGAAGTTTTTTAGATTCATATTTTGTATTACGTAAATTAATGGAAAAATCAGTAATTCCACGGGAAATGTAATCAAGTTCTTCATTACGCCTGTAATAGATATGATAAAACATATCTACCGCATTTTGTGATGAAGAAAATGAATCATTCCTTGGTATTGAAATAAGTTCTTGGTATTGTTCTTGTAAAGATATAGAATCATGAATATCTAATTTATATAGAAACGGAAAATATAATTTAGATATATAGGTCTCGTCTATATTATTTTTAAAAGAATATTTGAATACATCTTCTGCTAGACAAACATATATATTATTTAAATGTATAGGTGTATAATTAAGAAGTAAGTGGTTTTCAAACGATAACAACGGATTTTTTTCAGACAACTCAAAACGAGAATGTGTAGTATTCATAATCAAGAATGGATTCGCTGAAAATGTATATTCTTTATGAATCATAAATTTTTGTCCGATAGGTGTTTTTAAAAATGTAAGTTGTGTTGAATCGATTATACCAAGAATATCTTCGAATGAATATTCATCCTTTACTTTAATATTACTAATAATTGTTGGTGAAATCGTAATGTTATTTAATAGTTGCCCAAAAAGTTCTTTTGATAATATACGTTTTTCATTATTGGTTACTTGTTGATACAATTCAATTACATCAATATCTGAAGGAGTATTGGAAAAAAGATAAATAGTTTCAATAGGAATTTGTCGTCCAGACAAAGACGATTCGGAAATAACAGGACGGTTTTGGTCTCCTTTGATTGCCATTTGAATTTTTAATTTTATAGTAGTAATAGAATCGTCTAGATGAAGTATCGAACTATTATAGTGAATTAGTATTTGAGATGATTTAATTATTTCGATCTCGTCATCATTAAATAGTTGTTCTAAAGGTATTTTAATACCCGATGAAAATATATAAATATCTTTTATATTAGAATTTTCATCATATATATGAACTTTGAATATGTCTTTAATAGGAACATTTACCTTTTCCATTTATCTATATATAAATACGGGAGATTCTCTCCCGTATTTATATACGTATATATCAAGAAATTCAAGAATATTATGGATGTAAAATTAATTCGATTAAATAAAATAACTTATTAATAAAGAAGTATGGAAATTTTGTATCAATCAATTCATTATATGGAATAGTACCGAACCAGATTGCTGTAAAAAAAGGGATATAACAAATTGCATCTATTATATCATTTTCATATTCTTGAAATGTATAATCTGTAACATTATATTCTAATAATTTTTTGTAATAGTAAGATTTAAATAAACTATACATTAATTTTATATTACTTATATCGAAACTTTCAATAATAAAAAAAATTAAGTCTTGAACGCCTTTTCCAATACATGAATGTTGCCAATCTAAAAAATAGGGTTCGTGTTCATTTTCTACATCATAAAATATATTGGGTGATTTAATATCACCATGAATAAATGTAAGATGACCATTAGATAATCGTTGTTGTATAATTTCAAAATTATTAACGATTTCGTCACACTTTTTTATTTGATACGAATTTAATATTGGTTTCCATTGTATTTTAAATTGGTTATATTTATCGGTAATAAAGTTTTGTAAGAATGGACAAAAAATAATATCATCATTTTTTTTTAATTCAGGAAACATTTTTTTTAAATTTTTATTCCAAAATTTACTATGCATTTTCGCCATTCTATCTATTATTTTTAATGAAATGTCTATATTTTCAACATTTAAATTTAAATTAATTTTGTAGTTTTTATCAGCTAAATTTTCTAATATTATACCAAAATCTTCATAATCGTCAGTTTTTATCAATGATATAAAGGATGGGATTTTTATATTGATTTCTCTTGATATGTGTTTGTAAAAATAATACTCTCTTTTATATAATTCTAATTGTCTCGCCATAATAGATAAATTATTTATTTCTGTATTTTCATATTTTAATATAAACGAATAGTTATTATCATTTGTTTTCAATTTAAAACCTATAATATTTGCTATATTTCCTCCCTTTATTTTAGTATCATCAATCGTAATATTTTGTATAGAATCATAATTGAGACTACTTTTAATCATTTTAATAATATAATTTGATGTATCATTTGAATATGATATTAAATTTTCAATATCAAAATTTTCATAATTTTTAATACATAAATCTACACCATATTTTTTCAAATCAGTAGAATTGTATATAGTTTCAATTCCAATTAATATTTTTGGATTAGCGGATTTTCCACTTAAAATTCCTGTTTTTGAGTCTTCAAAAATAAAACATTTATTATTACTTATATTATATTTATTTATAGCATTTAAATATGGTTCAGGATTAGGTTTTCCATTTTTACAATCATTTGCTGATATTATAAAATCAATAAAACAATTTATATTAATAAATCTTACTATTTCTTCTGCCACTATTTTATTACAATTGGTTACTACACATATTTTATATCCATATACTTTTATTTTTTTTAATAAATCATATACTCCTTCTACTATTTTTAATTTATCGATATTTTCAATAAACAAATCATCTTTTAATTTTGATAATTCGACCACATTTATATTTATATTTGGAAATAATATTTTTAATACGTTTTCGTCAGTATTTCCTTGAATAACGTTTTTGAATATTTCATAAGTTAATATAATATTATATTTATAAAGTATTGAATACCATACATTAAAATATATATCATCTGTTAATACAAGTGTTCCATCTAAATCAAATAAAAACGCATATCTACTATCAATAAATGTATTCACAGCATCAGGTGTTCCTAATGAAAATACACACGAAACATTTAATTCCTCGCCTTTGAATATAAAATCATTTTTTAACATTTCGGCTATAATACAAGATGTATATGGTTCATTATTAAAACAAATATTATTATCTAATACATATTTACAATAATCATATAGTATTTGAATATCTGTAAAAGCATAAGCACCAGTATTTGCATTATCAGATATTTTTTCTTTCTCTTTTATTTGTGTAATATGTGAATTCTCATTTAATTTAATATATGAATATATTGCCTTTTCGGAACAATTTTTATAATAAAAAACCATATTTTTATTAGAATTTCTAAATATTTTTATTATATCTTGTGTATAAAATGTATCACAATCTAATAATAAACATTTTGTATTATATTCATAATTATTCTTAAATATATAATCTATTCCTTTAAATAATGTTTCAACTGCTCCTTTAGTGTCACATACTCTTATTAATTTTATATATGGGTATTTTTCACTTATTATTTTAACAAAATCATAATCGTCTAATATATAATTATATATAATAAATACCTTGTCATTATTGGATAAATTAATATTATCTATTACGTATTCTATCATACATTTATCAAATATTTTGATTAATGGTTTTGGGTTAGCGAACCCATTTTTTACGAATCTTTCTCCCTTTCCTCCCAGTGGGATTATTATGTTCATTATATAAATATAATATATATAATATATTTATATGAAAATCGCGATTCTATTTTCAGGACGACTAGACTCAACCATCGAACAATACAATAATATAATGAATAATTTAGTTCAATCAAATGATGTTGATTTTTTTATAAGTCATAGTAAAACAGACGAAAACATAATACGGGAGTTTGTTAATTTATATAAACCCAAAAAAATAATTGAAAGCGACGAGTTATATTTTGATTGTGTTAAGTACAAAGCATTATCCGAAAAATGCAAACATCATACCATGTGTATGTATTTAAATAGAAAAAAGGTATGTAATTTACTTAAAGAATATATGAATGAGAATAATATAAAATATGACATTATTATTAGTGGTAGATGTGATTTAGTGTTTGGAGATAAATTAGATATTAATTCTTTGATACATCATATAAATAATAATGAGTTATGTATCCCAAATCCACAATGCGACTATACAGGTATAAACGACCAATTTGCAATTGGAAATTATAAAACAATTATTACATATTTACAAATATATGATTCATTATTTAAAATATTAGAAACTGATTCATTATTATTTCACGCTGAACAATTATTAGCTCGTTATTTAAAATTAGAAAATGAAAATATTTATCGTTTTAATTTAAAGTATTTTATAAAAAGGTATCATAATAGAAACGCATTATATGAATACAATCCAAGTGAAACTTTCCAGATGAGACAAAAACTATAGAATCATTCCGCCACTTATTACTTACCATTCTTTTTATTCTTATTCTTTTTATTTTTATTTTTATTGGAATTAGTAGAAACACCACAAACGCCTTCATTAGATAATAATTCTTCTGGTATGGTGTTCAAAAATGAAACCGAATTTACAGGTTCTGCAGTTTGATGAGCTTTTATAAATGCTTCTGCTTCTGCAGCTCTTTTTTTCAACATACGTGTTTTTAGTTTTTCACGTGTGTTCTGTGTTGATGTCATTCGATTCATGGCATTTGTATCAATACGTGCATTTTTAGGAATACCACCACCTCCCATCATGCCGGCTAACCCTCCCATATTCTTTATAATGTCTTTGAAATTATCCATCCCCTGCATACCTTGCATACCTTTAAATATGTCTTTAAATTGGTCCATTCCGCCCATGCCTTGCACCTTACTAAAGACATCTGTTGCTTCTTTCATCATTTCTTCTTGGGAAATATCACCACTGTCGATTTTCTTGGACAATTTATCACTAATTATCTTTACCAAGTTAGATATTTTGGAAGGATTACTTAATAATTTTTGCATTACATCTTGTGTGCTCTTAATATCAGACATATCTTCGTCCCCTAAAATACTTGATAGGTCATTTGTAATTTCTTCAGCAAGTTCTTTTGCTAAAGCACCGATCTTACCATCAAATAAACCTTTCAAATGTTCGTGAATTTCCTGTATATTTGGCATTCCACTCATCTTCTCAAACTTAAAAGTATTTTCAGATGTATCTGAATCCGGTTCTTCTTTATTTGTATCTTCTTTATTTGAATCTTCTTTATTTGAATCTTCTCCTGTCATATTTTGGAAAAAATCGCTCATGTTACTCATCGTTTCTGTTAATTTATCTAATAGTTCTTTTTCATTAACAGTATCAAATATATTTCCTGTATCTCCAAATCTTGATTTATCTTGAACACTTCCTAAAATAGTAAATAATATCAATTGAAGATAATTCCACATTACCTTACGTGTATTATTACTAACACCTTCACAATTGAATAATAATTTAAAATCAATATTTGGTAAAAAAAATGTATTTATTTTATTGTCGTCGTCAAGTATAAATATGGATTCTTTCTGATACAAAATATCGAAAAATCTTTCTGGATATACTGATAATACATATTCATATAGATATATTACCTCTGTTTCAGTAATTGAATCTACACCCCATTTAGACCACATAAATGAAAATTCGGGAAAAGTAGTTGTAAAATCTGAAATCATATCTGTAATTATTTTTTGGAAATTTTCAGGAACTGAAATCATTTTTATTATAGATATATTTTATATTGGTTTTATTTCAACGAAGACAACGTATATACTTATACGGGTTTGTCTTTACATCCTTTTTGTATAATTTCATTTTTAATCGCATATTGACTATATACCTAAACCGTCTATTTTTAAGTATTTTATTTTTCTTACAATCAATGATTTTCAGGTTTTTTCTTATATTGTCTTTTTTTCGAATAAAATTTTGTCTTTAAATTATTACAATATCATCATCATCATCATCATCATCATCATCATCATTCCAATAATGTTCTTGTCTGGAACTACAGTCATTACAAATTTTATGCATAAATTCCAAAATCTTTTCATTTTTAACTGGTGTTTTCGTACTCGGTGATGTTATATATTCACATCCTTTCAAATACCCAATATCATCATACTGTTCTGTATCATTTGTTCCACCAACTTTATATGTAAATTGACTTCCTTGAGATAGTTGTCTGGAACATGAATACATATATCCATATTCAGTTCCTAATGTTTTACATGCAATATGAAGATCATCCATTAGAATCTTAATAAATGTTTTTTCTGGTTCATTATCAAGTGTTTCCCAATATTCTTGTAATATTTTAAATAAATTTAAAAGTCTAGACCTGAGTAGTTCAATCGTTTTTTTATTAATAGATGAATTATTCATCGAATAATCTTTCAATTCATATTGTGAAGAATCTCCCGTAGCCTCAATGTATCTTCTATATGATTCTAATTGTCGAGATTCATACAACAATTCGAGGGTTTTCTGTCTAAATATATATTTGGTTAAATCTCTAGTACATTTTTCCAACGATTCGTTATCAATCAAATCTGGAATACAATCTATATATTCAATACAATTTCCACATAATACCAATTCTGCATTACAAATACCTTCTCCTTGAATATGATAAATTTTTTCACAATCGCTAGATAATGGTGGAATAATCATACTTGATACCCATTCATTTGTAATCCAATTATATATTTTCATACTTTTTCCATTTTCATCTTTTACCATATTAATGGTAAGACATTCAACCGTATAAGGATATAGAATATTATATAATATTTCTCCACAAACCATCCCTGAATTCTCAATTTGGTCTATAAAACGATATTCACTTTTTCCTACACCTCCATATTCTGCAAAACAAGATAACAAATAACTATCATGCAATTCTCCAAAACCAATAAATATATTTTTATAGGAAGGATTTATATTTTTTAATAGTTCGTGTTTTTCTGTTTTACCTGAAGATGCTTCCCCATCTGTAAATTGTATATGAATTGGACGAACAGTAGGATTTTTATTATTATATTCACTTATACGATTTAGTGCATTCTTTAATGAGTGTTCAATATTTGTAGTACCCATTGGACGAATATTATTAATTAATTTGTAAAAGTATTCTACATTTTCGATAGTAATCAGTTCAAACCCTTTTGTAAGTTCCTCAACTATGGAATCAAAAACAACTATACAGATTGATACATTTACATCTGTATATGTGGGAAATAATTGAATTATATTTAGAATTGTATGTTTTAAATGTGTCATTTTGGTTCGCCCATCAGAACATATATCACCCATAGACCCTGACCTATCAATATTCATATAAATAGCTAAAGGTGTTTTTGTAATTTCAACCTTTGGTGTTTTAATATGAATAATACCAAATTTATATTCGTTCGGATTTATTACATCAATGGTTTCATCATGCATTTCAATATATGTAATTATCTTGTTCTGATTCATTTTGTTTGAGGGGTTGTGTTGTCGTTATGTTTAATAATAAATTATAAATCAATTTTCTTGTATAAAAAAATATAAAAATATATATAAATGGGAAAAAGTGTAACTATAGCAGACGAAAATGACACTGTCATAAATAATTTACAATCAAAAAATATAGAATGGTCATATGATAATGAAGAAATGTTAGCAGAGTGGTGCGATATTGCACAATGTTATAGATGGTTATATAGTCGTACACATAGTTATTATGCGCGTTTACACGCTTGGTATACGATTCCATCCATTATATTTTCAACAATTAGTGGAACAGCTTCTTTTGCACAAACTAGTTTACCAATTAATGCGCAAGTATATGCTCCTATGGTAATTGGTTCAATTAATATTATTATAGGTATTCTTGCTACAATACAACAATATCTCAAAGTTTCTGAACTAAAAGAAACCCATCGTATTGCATCAATTGGTTGGGATAAATTTTCCAGAAACATTTCAATAGAATTGTCAAAAACACCAGAAGAACGCACTTCAGCAGGTTCTTTCTTAAAGTTTAATCGTCAAGAATTTGATCGTCTAATGGAAAGTAATCAAATTATACCTAGTCATATAATAAAAAATTTCAACCACATTTTTAAAGGAAAAACCGTTGAAGAACAACGAAATTTTGATATTATAACAAAGCCAGACGTATGTAATAGTATCATAAGCGTTCATTCAAAGAGACACTTATGGTTTTCTACACGTGACGATGGGACAATTAATAAAAATCGTTCTAGGCGTTCCTATATGAATGATTCTACTCTTCCGAGTTTTTTATTAAATGAAAGAGAAAATTCCACAAAAAGTAAAACCAGTTCATACTCTAATACAATACCTGAACTTCCTCGTCCAAATAACATACGTCTATCAAATATCAATGAAAATTTATCAGACCATTTTCCAACAAGTGAATAAATTAAGGTTTGCATACGCAACCGACATATTGTTATAATTTAATTATATTTGCAACATTCCGTATGCACCAATATTGAATGTTATTTTCATGAAAGTATAATGTAACCACGTCAATATCTTGTATTTTTTTAGTAAATTCATCCTTTTGTTCTTGGGAAATAATTGATATATCTTTCCATAAATATTTTGCAGGTTCTATAGCAAAAATTGCGTATCGTTGTAATATTTTATTATTATTGTTTTCTAAAGGAAAAGATGAAAAGTAATGAAAATCACCCAACCAAGGATGATTATATGTTGTATCTAGAATAGATTCCCCGTTTTCTATATTATTATATAAATTATCTTTACAAAGATACCCTAGTAAAGGGAAAGGTAATTGTATATTATCTCCAGAAAAATGTATATTTGTCATATATGGGTTTTTTATGAAAAAATTTGTTATTTGTGGTTCAATCTGTTTATTTTTGTATTGTTTTCTATACACTATTTCATCTAAAATCGCCCAAGAGAGTATAGAAGATGCCTCTCTTGTATTAATATACTCAAATATAACAAAAATGTTATGTGTTTCTTGGTCTTCTTGGTATCCTTTATATACAAAATGTCTAATGTTTAAATTTGGAAATGTATCAAATAATTTATCTAAACATTCATTCATAAAATGTGTATGTTCTGTTGTATCATCATTTCCATCTCCACCTATATTAGGACAATGAAAATTTAGTATATTTGGGAAACAAGCCATTTCTCCAGACGTATCTAATAAGAATTCTAGAAAAGGGAGTGTTGAGTCCCTGTTTATACGATAAATACCAATATGAATTGTATATGTATTATCAGTATCCATTAAATCTCCAAAATTCATGGACAAGAATTCTTGGTCTAAATATACAATTTCTTTCATAGGAGTTATTATATCTTCTTCATTATCTGAATCTGAATCTGAATCTGAATAATCATTTTCATTTTTAGTAATAGGGGAAGACCCTTCATTAATTGAAGGTTTTATAGTATTAATAAAGAATTTTTCAGAAACGGAACGTGTTTGTTGGTCTTGCATTTAAAATGGTATAAAGATACTGTATATTATATTGTATAGTTATATAGTATATATAATAAATTAGCACACTAAGTTAAAAAGCAAATAAACACAATGTATGATGGCGATGATGAATCACAAAATTTAAGTATGTCTGATTATTCTTCTATAGATGTAAGAAATGAAAGATTAAATAATAGTATATTTAATAATAATGATACAAGTGTAATAGTAGATAAAGGACATCATCGAATTTTTAGAAAGGTTAATAACAAAACAGTACCCATTTATATCTATACAACCCGATATACTCCTGGCTCCAGAATTCGTAATGCGGTAAGTGGGTTTAGTGATAAAAAAATTGTAGTTGGTAATGCAAAAGACGAAGATTTATTTTTTAAAGTATCATTAGCAACTGGTGAATTGGGAAATAACTCTTACGGAAAACATTTGTATTATGATTCTCCTGAACAATATGAGAAACATTTTTATACAACAATACACGATAAAAGAATCAAGGACAATTGGTGGAAAAGATATAGATTAAATCAAAAAAATATTAACAAAGAACTAGATGATATAAACCGACCTGAATTTACAACTATACATTAGAATATAAAACAACTTAAAGAATCATTACTATATAATAATGTGGAAGGCTTCCCACATAAATCCAGTTAAGAGAAGTCATACAAATCCTATAGTTTAACGGTTTATGACATTGGTCTTATAAACCAAAGATCTGGGTTCAACTCCCAGTAGGATTATACCCCAGTTGGTTTCAGCAAAAAAAATATTTTCAGGATTTAAAATAAACAAACCAACTAGTAAAATAATAACACTTCTGCCCGAGTGGTTTAAGGGGGTGGACTTAAGACCCACTGTTTTAAATAACGCGTGTGTTCGAATCACACGGAGTGTATCATATATTTAGTTGTAAAACAACTAAATATAATTAGTAAAAAATAGTTTATTTCAGCAAATAAACAAAAGGATTTTTTAAACTAACTCGTAAATTTAAACAAAGAAAATACTTAAATATTAAGCATTTATTATTGTAATAAAATTTAATTCAACCATAAAATTAGATGAGGAAAAACTAAAAAGAATGTTTCAAATGTAAATCCGTTTAGATGAGTCTAATACTAAATCCAATATTTTTATACAATTAATTTTAATTGTATAAAATTGAAATTTTATTTACACTATTTATTAGTATTACAATACAGGTTATAAAATGATGTTTCTACTATATTCGATGTTTGTGTTTCGTATTATACAAAAGTATAACAATATTTTCGACCAAAAGTATATTCACTACAGGAGAACATCAGTTGGGTCAACAGAATATTTATGCTATTTAGATAATGAGAATGATTTTCATAAAGTATTTAAATCTCCTAATATTAAGTATAAAAGAAATAAAATTATGCAGTTAGATGGAATGGATTTTAGAAATATAAATATTTCTGTTATTTACAATGAAATTATAGGACAAACCCAAAAAGTAAAAGACATATATGAAACATCTAAATTATACGAGATGAATATAAAACAATCGGAAAAGATACAAAAAAACGGGATATTACATCCTCCAGAACGTAAAAATACAATTACAGCAACTACAAATAATAATATTTGGAAAGGATTAGAATGGTAGATTAAACTTGTAAAGATAAGCATCTCTTAAAAAATAAATCATATTCAGTCGGGTTTGAACCAGAAACTGAATCATCAAACACATATCCTTTGTTATTTTTTTTATACATTAAAATTGTTGGGATGCCAACCAGCATCTTCTTGGTCTTGAGAAATCCATATACATCTATACAATTATCTATATCAACGATTACCGTTTGAATATTATTTGGCATTTTATTAAACCATTCGATAATCGGTGCTTCCACCTTTTTACAAGGCGGACACCAAGACGCAGAGAATTTTATCATAACCATTCCCGGATTATTCTCTAAAATTGTCTTAAACTCCTCCATTGTTGTAATATCATGAATCGTTTTAAGCATTATTAAACTATATATTAATAATTCTTTATATATTTTATACTTCAATTATACGCGATTATATTGGTTATAAATAAAATATATAATTGTATAGTAAATGAATAATAATCACAATCTAGATATTCAAACATATAATCTTAAGGATATATTAAATCTATTTAATTTAAATGAAAAAGATTTAATCACAATTGAAGATATCAAACGGGCAAAACATATAGTATTAAAAATGCATCCAGACAAATCACGACTTTGTTCTGATTATTTTTTGTTTTATAAAAAAGCATTAGATATTGTGGTTGAATTTTATAAAGAACATACCAAAATTAATCAAGAAATTTCTGATAAAGAAATTATATATAATCCAAAACACGAAAAAACAGAGAACCTAAATGAAAATCAAATTAAAAAAACAATATCCAAGATTGGTGTAGAAAAATTTCAAGAAACATTTAATCAATTATTTGATTCTAATATGAAAATAAATCAGGATACTCCTGAAAAAAATAGATGGAAACAAGATAATCAATATGATATTCCTACAAATATTACAAAATCAACAATGAATGAAAATTTCGAACGTATTAAACATCATCAACAAACCAGTAATAATTTAATTGTATATAAAGGTTTTAAAGAATTACATTCCGTTGGTGGAAATCCATTTTATGACGATGATGATGAAGAACAATCTAATTATATCACAAGTGACCCGTTTAGCAAATTAAAATTTGATGATTTACGAAAAGTTCATAATGACCAAACCATTTTTTCAGTTAGTGAAAAGGATTTCAACAAAGTAACCAAATACAAATCATATAATGAGTTGCAACAAGCAAGGGCTAATAGTCATATTACTCCTATAAATAAACAAGAATCACAACAAATTCTTGATTTACAGGAAAAACAAATACGGGAAATTATGATGAAAAAAGAATATAAATCGAAATTACAAACAATGCATTATGATGAAAAACAAAAATCTATACTTTCTAAATTCTTGTTATTAAAGTAATCATCAATTACGATTCCCCCCTCTACCTCGTCCTCTCTTAAATTCCGTTTTTTTTTCTACAATTTCTACAATTTCTACATTTTCTACTTGTTCTACTTGTTCTACATTTTCTACATTTTCTACATTTTCTACATTTTCTACATTTTCTACTTGTGTCGTCTCTTTATTAAGAATTTTCGTTAGTTTATAATCAATCAAATTCATCATATCCATTAATTTATCTAATTTATATGACAATTCAACATCATATGTCGTATGGGGTTTTGTTTCTTCCGTTTTGACTGTTATATTATCTGACATTTGTGGTTGTGGGTGTAGTTGTTGTGGAATTTCTTGATATAAATCTCTTTCTCTAACGTGTTTTTGCAATAATTCATCAATATTAATTATAGGTTCATCTTTTTCTATCATTCTAAAATAAATTTCAGGTGGAGGTGGGCGTTTAAGTAATGATTCCATTTCGTATTGTTTTTCTACCAATCGTGATTCGATTGATTTTATACGTTCATCGCGTTCTTTATTTTTGTCATAATTTGAAGAAGGCGTTGTGTAAGATATAGGATTTGAAGAAGTGTTTGATATGGTTGTATTTGAAGAAGAATTCGGAATAGTATTTGATGTAGTTATAAGGGTTTTCATATCGTTCAACATATATACGATTGTTTTGTGATTCATTTCGGACAACTCTACATTTCCAATTTTCTTGGGGTTTTTTTCATAAAATAATCGTATAATGCGTCTGAACCAAAGCTTTTTTTGTTCATCATTATTAAAACATAAATTACATAGCGGAGATTTTTGAATACTATCCCATAATATTTTTTGATTTTCTAAATGAATATATAATGACATTAATATACCTATACTATATTAATACCATTATATCTATATTATTATTTTATGATTTAAATTTTTATTATTTCATGTTTTACGATTTCGTCTCTTACTATTTCGTTTTTTATCGTGTAGATATTTATCATATTGTTTTCGTTTTTCTACATCAATCAAAATATCTTTGGCATTATTTATTTCAGATTGTTGGATTACAGCATATATGTCCCCTGGTCTCTTGTCTGGATGGCATAGTCGTGATTTTATACGATATGCATTACGAATTTGCTCTATTGTTGAATTTTCATCAACTCCTAAAGTTTCGTAATGAGTAGCACCAGAGATACATTTAGTTGAAGAATTAATAGTTTCTGTAATTGGAGGGTCAATACCTTGTTTATTGAAACCAGGCTGAATAGGAGGAATCGCGCTCCCAATATCTGGTATAGGCGTGTCATCTGTAGTAGTAGTCATTTCAAATGGGGGAACCTGAATAGATATATGTTTTTTATACACTGGTTGAGGGTGATTTTGTTCTGTTTTTCCATACACAATTGAAGCTAATATTTCATCAATATTATCAACCGAATTTTTAATTGAAGTATTATGTGTCATATTTACAACACTTGTTAATTTATCCCCGTCATAATCCTTGAACTTACGGTTACCTTTGGTAATCATTCCTAACGCAGGTGCGTGAAACCCAATATTTATATTGGTTCTCCCAGAACCGCCTCTACGTTTATGTGTTTTTTTTTTTTTTTTATATATTTATGTTTTTTTGTATTAATGACACCGACTAAACGGGTTTTATTAGACCCCATTATATACTATATAATACCATTATGTATTTAAAAACCAAGTTAGAATCGAGATTATGATATACTAGTTTTTATTAAAATATTTTCCTCTAAATTGTTGTACAAATTCATCCGTAATTTTACCATTTTTAAAAAGATTTATATTTGATTTTGATTTTGATTTATTGGATGACAACATAGTTATTATAAAATACAATGAATACATACCACATTCGGTATTTTTCATTTGATGTTGATGTGGATAGTTTTCATAATATTTAAGACTTTTATTTTGTAATAAATAATATTCCTTCTGTATACGATTAACAAGTGTTGTTATTTCTGGAGGAGTAGGATTTCCCGCACTATCAAAATAGAATAAAAAACGATTTGAAATATCCAAGAAAAGAGAAACCCAATGTGACCCTGATTCATCGTGTTTATCTAAATTAAATATAATACCCACTTTTTTTACACCCTTTTGTAAAGTATCAGATAAATTAAAATTGCATAAATCTTCCCACACACATTTACCGTTTTTCGGAAGAACCGTATCAAAATCAATTGGTGTTGGCCCAATAAATTTGAATTCTGGGTAAGTTTCTTCATATTGATGTAATACATCCATTATGTCATGATTTGATAACCATTCAGTTGGATTTTTTTTCCAAGATTGAGGTTGATCCGGTGCAAATATTTTCTCATCCACATATTTACGTTCAGATTCAGGTAATTGATTCAACCAACAATCTTCTTTATTACATTTCAGTCGTTTCGATAATTCATTAATCACTTGTTTATGATAATTAACGCTAATTATATTTTCTGGATGGTTCTTATTATATGCGTTTTTTAATTTGTCAATAATTTCAGGGGTATAACACGATTCAGATGATACTTTGGATTTAATAACGGCTGGATTACAGTTCATTTTATTAGATGTTATTTTAACTGTTTTCCCACCATGTTTTTTATTTAAACGTCTAGTTTTTGCCTTTTTTGAGATTGACATATCTCTGGAATATAGGAACGGATACTATTATATAATATGATATATTATATTTTAATATAATTACGTTTTTAGTACATACCAAACTTACGTTTTTTTGTTTTTGTTTTTGGTGTAATTATTTTTGGTGTGATTATTTTTGAATCCTGTTTTCTCTTGCGTGTATTAGTTGTAGTTTCTTGCACTATTTTTCGCAATTTATATACTCTTCCATTCTGTCCTGCTTGGCAATGTGACGCACTTATTGCCTGAGTTAAACCGTGTAATAATTGATAACTAACAACGGATTGAATCATTCCTGTTTCCACTATCTCGTATATTCTGCCTTTTTTATCCGTATTTTCAATAACTTTTTTTATATATTTCACTGGAATATATGAATAATTCATAAGACCTATCGGTCCTAATTTCATTAGTGGTTTTTCCAATACTATATTTTCCGTTCTCATCGTTCCAGATACTCTACATTCATATACAATTGAATTCCCATTTTTATCATCTTCGCTGTTTGTTTTAATCATATTGGACAATCTAGATTTATCAATTAAATAATAATTTTCTCCAAACAATAATGCAATATAATTTTTGTTTTCTTTTAAGAACTTGTTCATTTCAACATCACCTTCAATTTGGTCTATTGCGGTTTGATTCGGGGAAATTTGTTTAATAATAGGAGAAATATTTATAGGTGATTCTATTGGTGTTATTTTTGGTTCATTTATACCTTTTGCTCCTGTTAAATCCGCACCAGTTAGAATTGCATTTGTTAGAATTGCATTTGTTAAATTTGCATTTGTTAAATTTGCATTTGTTAAATCTGAACTCTCCAAATCTACATTTGTTAAATTTACACCAGTTAAATTTGCACCAGAAAAATCTGAACCCTTACTCATTGGACTACTCATTATATTCACATTTGTTAAATTTGCACCAGTTAAATTTGCACCAGAAAAATTTGTGTCATGTATTATTGCTCCTGTTAAATTCATATTCATTAAAATTGCATTTTTTAAATTTGAATCTGAAATTTGTGCTTCTTTATATGTCGTAATTAATTTTGCATTTGTAAAATTTGCACCAGAAAAATCTGAACTTAGTAATTCTGCACATTCTAAATTTGTATTAGATAAATCTGCATCAGTGCATATACAATTATTCATATATGCACTTCCTAAATCTGCATTTCCGAAATTTGCACCATCTAATTGTGAATTCATAAACAATACATTTGTCATTTTTGTTTTATAAAAGTTTACACCTTTAAAATTACAATTATAAAATTCTTTATCCGGATATTCTTTATTTGTAAAATACACGCAGTTTCTAAAATCAATATCTGTAAATTTATTTTGTTCTTTAAATTGTTTTAATGGTATTTTACACTTAGACATTATATATATATATATATTTATTTCATTTTTCGTATAGTTTTCCCCCAATACGAATGATTTATTTTTGGGTCTGCACGATTTATGTAAGATGATGCTGGTAAGGGAAATAACATATCGTCATCCTCGCGGTCAGAAGATGCTGTGGTATTTATATAATCAAGACACGCATTTATATAAGCATCAAACGTTGATTGTATTCTTGTATTGTATTTACTGGATTCACCGCAACATTTAATTATATCATTAAATAATTCTTCGGTCATTTCTGTTATTTCATCTCGTGCTTGTTCTAAATGGTCCATCTTTTCTTGTATCTCTTGAAAACGAGAAATGTCAGTTTTAGCTAAATACTTCTTGTAATGTTTTTTATTCATCATACATTCCATTGTAATTTGTTCTATAAGACTGGGTAATTGTGGAATTTCTGGTTCCGAATCATCTGATAAAGGTGGTAGGTCTGAATTCATTATATTATATCTTAAAGATATAATATAATAATGACATAATTACTTAATATGTAATATCGTTATAATTTTGATTAATTGCACGTTGTTTACGATATTTTATATAATCGCTAGAGTCCGGCACGAATTTTGTATTTGTGTTTGAACACGGTATTTTTGTAGCATCACAATTATTAATAATACTTCCAATTCGGTTTCTTCCGTTGAAACTTGTGGATTGCGGGTTAGGAATATTACATACGTAATTTTTACGACTCAAGAAATCACCAATATTATTCACAGCCCGAAATTCGCCTATTCTTCTATTTATTCCGTTGACCTTTCCAGTGGCATATGACGTATTCCAAGAATCACGTAGAACTTTACGTGTCATTACCATTTCCGACCCCTTGTTATTATTAATCGTTTGTTTTGGTGATACTCCATTAAAACCTCCGCCGAGCATTTTTCCTGTGAATGACGACATTGTTATTATATATATATATATTATACCAGATATAAGAAAATTGAATGATATAGATATAGAAGTTAAATATAACAATATAGTAAGAAATTATGACAATATGTATTGACTGTACTACACAAGCAAATTATAATATTGAAGGAGAATCAAAAGGGTTGTATTGTTCTAAACACCAAAAAATTGGAATGATTGATGTTATACATAAACGTTGTTTTGAAAATGGTTGTAAAACACAACCAAATTTTAATATTGAAGGAGAATCAAAAGGATTGTATTGTTCTAAACACCAAAAAGATGGAATGATTAATGTAATAGAAAAACGAATATGTATTCATAGTGGTTGTAAAATATTTAAACCAAGTTATAATATGGAAGGAGAAACAAAAGGAATCTATTGTAATTACCATAAAAAGAATGGAATGGTTAATATTGTGTCTAAAACTTGTATTGAGAATGGTTGTAAAACCCGTCCAAGTTATAATATCGAAGGAGAATCGGGAGGAATATATTGTGTAGAACATAAAAGAGATAAAATGATTAATGTAATAAATAAAACGTGTATTGAAAATGGTTGTAAGACACTACCAAGTTATAATACCGAAGGAAAATCATTAGGAATATATTGTGGAAAACATAAAAAAGAAGGAATGGTTAATGTAATAAATAAAATGTGTATTGAAAATGGTTGTAAAACACAGGCAAATTTTAATACAGAAGGAGAATCAAAAGGAATATATTGTAATTACCATAAAAAGAATGGAATGGTTAATGTTGTGTCTAAAACTTGTATTGAAAATGGTTGTAAAACACAACCATATTATAATACCGAAGGAGAATCAAATGGAATTTATTGTGTAGAACATAAAAAAGATGGAATGATTGATGTTCTACATAAAACTTGTATTGAAAATGGTTGTAAAACACTACCAAGTTATAATACCGAAGGAGAAACAAAAGGAATCTATTGTGGAGAACATAAAAAAGAAGGAATGATTAATGTTCTACATAAAAGATGTAAAACATATTTGTGTTATATACAAATTAGTAATAAACAATATGAAGGGTATTGCTTACGTTGTTTTATTAATACATTCCCCGATAAACCAGTATCACGAAATTATAAAACAAAAGAAAAAGCAGTGGTAGAACATATTAAAACCGAATTTCCCGAAATGTCTTGGATTGAAGACCAGAAAATTTCTGGTGGTTGTTCTAAACGTCGTCCCGATTTATTCTTGGATTTAGGAACACAAATAATTATCATAGAGATTGACGAAAATAAACATACTGATTATGATTGTAGTTGTGAAAATAAACGAATGATGGAATTATCTCAAGACGTAGGACACAGACCGATAGTATTTATACGATTCAATCCAGATGGTTATGAAGATGAAAACCGAAATAAAATAACATCGTGTTGGAGTTCTAATAAATTAGGAGTAATGGTAGTTCCAAAAAATAAAACAGATGAATGGAACGATAGGATTAATACTTTGAAGAATCAAATACAATATTGGGTGGATAATTCAACAGATAAGACGATTGAAACAATTCAATTGTTTTACTAACAAGGATTTGGTGAAAATACCTCTGTAAAAATATCAATTGTTGGAATTTTGTCTTTATTATGGTCTGTATTATCGTCATTTGTAGTCATAATAGCAAAATAATAATTCAAAACAACGCCATCAAATTCTTCCAACACTTCTTTAAATATTTCAGAAACGTGTTTTATTGGACTTCCCCAAACACCACAACCAATTGCTCCTAATATTATTGTATCGTGATTATTTTTTACAGCAATTTGTAAAATTAATTTTATTTTTTTTTTCAATTTTTCTACGTCTTTATCTAAAAGTCTTTTTTCGTTATTTATAACAACCGTTTTTGGATATTTAATCCCAGGACACGCAACAAAATCTAACTGTTGTATTTCATTTGTCGGTATTACTTCCCAATTTGTTTTTTCACTTGTTTTTATTACACTTATTCCAGAAGAATAAATGGCTTCATTTGGTCGTATTGGATACATATTTTGCAACAATGACTGAAAATAATTAGTTCTTCTAAATATCGATTCTTCTTGTGCTTCACTACCACTTGAAACACAGCCTCCTGACAACTTATCATCCGATAAATTTAAAACCAATGGTTTTAAACCAATCAAAGATAATGATAAATCTACGCAATCCATATTATAAAAACGTATAGTAGATTTATCGTATTTTTTTGTAAAAGGTTCATTATTATAAATGAATTTTTCGGATGGTTGAGAAGGTGATTTTATAGTTTTACATAACTTTTGTGTATTTGTCCAACAGTCAATTCTTTTTACAATATTATCACAATAATCATCACTATAATCGTCATCGTTCATATCCAATTTATTAAGTTCCAAATCCAAATCATCATCATTATATTTCATATAATTATAATTCATCATATATGTTATATGTTATATGTTATATGTTATTAATCGTTTATTTTAAATCAATTTTATTGTGAATTGTAAAAAAAACAATACATAAATATATTTATCTATTACTTGTACCCGTTCAAAAAATATTTATAATCTTTTATAAACAGTTATACCATTTATAAGCAATTATTATTCACAACAAACGGTGACTAATTATTTAAGTTCTAACACCGTCTAAAACACGGTCTAAGATGACCTCCAAAACTCTCATAAAATACGAAATCAATCGCATACACAATACCTAGAATTGGTAATCCGATTATCATAACAGTAACTAACGCGGTATCATACACACAATTACAAACCGAACTAGTAAAGTTAAACGGTTTATATGGTTTATATTCTGGTTCTGGTTCTGGTTTAACATTTTTCGGTGGATTAATTTCGGAATAATTTAAATCGTTCGGCATTTATATGATTAATGAATTATATTTATACCATTTACCAAGATAGATATAAAAAATAATTTATATATAATATAATGATTACACACGATTTAATGGGAGGACTTGGTAATCAATTATTTCAAATTTTTACCGTGATCGCAACCGCTATAAAAAACAAACACTCTTTTTATTTTATATACCAAGAAACTACTATAGGTATTACTCCACGAAACACATATTGGAATTCTTTTCTACATAAATTGAAGCCATATACACGAAATAACATCCCAATTTTACATAAAAGGGGGGAAATTATTAAAGAATTGTCATTTAATTATTCCCCTATTAATATAAATAATGACGATATATTAACAATTTATTTACTCGATGGTTATTTTCAATCTTATAAATATTTCGAAAATAATTTTTTACAAATTTGTGATAGAATAGGAATCCGAACAATGCAGACGGAACTTTTACCAATTTTTCAAGATATGACTACGGTTGAGGGGATAATCCAAACCACAATATCAATGCATTTTCGTTTAGGAGATTACAAAACATTACCATCACATCACCCCATTATACCATACGAATATTATAAAAATAGTTTAGAATATATATTACAAGAAAATGAGTTGAAAAATATATGCGTTCTTTATTTTTGTGAAAATGAAGACATAGAAATTGTTGAAAATAATTATTTAAAAAAGTTAAGGGTTGAATTTCCAACCTGTATATTTAAGAATACTGCGGTTACTTTAGGAATACAGGAAGATTGGAAAAATTTATTATTAATGAGTCTATGTACACACAACATTATTGCAAATAGTTCATTTAGTGTTTGGGGTGCTTATTTTAACCAAAATATTCATAAAAAAGTGTGTTACCCATCAATTTGGTTTGGAGATTCCATACAAAATGATGTATCTGATATTTTTCCGGTTGAATGGTATAAAATTTCGTGTTATAATATATAATGAATATTCAAGCGTATTTTCTTGAATTTTTAGGTACTATTTTTTTCGTTTATGTCATTCTTGCTACAAATAATCCTCTCGCAATTGGTGCATCACTCGCACTTGTACTTCTTCTTATTGGAAATATAACTGGAGGTTATGTTAATCCTGCAGTTACTATTGCTTTGGCTTCTGCTGGAAAATTACCAACCAGTGAAGTTTTTCCTTATATTCTATTGCAAGTCTTTGGTGGATTAATCGCACTTGAAATATACAAGAGATACAAAATGTAAATACAATAATAAATATATTTATTATATATATGAATATATTTAACAAATTCAAGCAAATTGTTGGTATGAAAGGTGGGTTTATCCCAAAATCATTAACATTGACACGAACAAGAAACAATAGAACAATAACCAGAACCAGAACCAGAACAAAGAGAAGAACAATTAAAAAAACAAGTAGTAAATGAACGACTAAAAACTGCGGGTTTGATTCATTTGCGTGACTTGTGTTAATATTTGTTCAAGTGTATGTCTTGTTTCACAATTACGATAACAATAAGCTATATATTCAATTGTTAAAAATATAGTTAATGGCCACCCCAAAATCATTATACAATTATTATTATATTATCTTTATATTGTTCGTTATCAACCCATATCTTTATTTTTTTGACATAATACGATAAAATAAATATAATCCTGTAATAGAAATACCTCCTAAATAAAATAATCGCAACATAGATAATTCATCATCATTATCATTCACCTTCACCTTGTTTTTATAATGAAACGGGGTTTCTGTTATAATAATCCCACTTTCATTCGGAATAGTGCGTCCATCGTCATTTCTTACAGCAACAAATCCTTCGCCTACATTCAAAAGTGATATTCCTGTTACATTTGATATTTTTGATTCATGTTTATATTTACACGCCATTATCTTCTATACATTAATGATATAATAATATAATCTCTTTTTTTTATGAATTCCATAATAATTTTCTTCTTATTTTTGTGTCTATAAACCAACATTCGCTCATTCTCATCTCTTCTTTTTCACCTATGTATTTTTCAAATGAACAGTTGTTTTTCAAATGATCAATATCTTCTAAAATGCATTGTCCTAATTGTTCTAATAATTGCCATACATTCAAATTTTGAACAAACCCTTTTGAATAGTGATAATTGTCACCTATAAAGTCTCGATTATATGTTTCATTACATTGGCTATCATATTCTTCAGGTGTTCCTCCTGAACATTCAATCGCTTTATCCAAGTCTTCATAAATTCCCCGAATCGTCCATGTATGACAGCAATATACAATATGATATTTCGTTTTATCATTCAATGACAACCCATACTGTTTAATCAATCTGAAATCAATATTCATATTATTAGTTGTTTAGTTTAGTTAAAACTCTTTATATTTATTTTCAATTTTATCAACCAAAATTGGGTTTAACTGTGAAAATTGGTTCAAATAATTGTATATTTTGTTTGCTTATTCTTAATGAATACAAATTTTTGAATATAAAATTATATGTTAATTCATCAAATTCATATCTATCAATAAACCTATTACAATAAGAATCCATTATTGGTTTTATTATTTGATACATTTCTTTAATTTCTTTATCGAGTAAACCAACTTTATTTATTTCAAATAAAATTGGTTCAAATAGATTGTGTCGGTTTTTAGTTTCGGTTACATACTCTTCTAGAATTAACCGCTCATAATCAGATACTTTTGTATTATAAATGGAAATATCTTTCATACTTAATAATATTACATCATCAATGTCCTTTTCATATTGACTTCTGTTATCTTCTAATAATTGGGCGAATTTTGTTTCATCTGGAATTCTAATATCTTCTTGGTACATTATTAATATATTAATATATATAACAATTAATATATATTTATATTCAATTTTCTATCAGACGTTGGTCGTGTATTCTATTTTTTATTTTAAATCATTTGCAATAAATGAAGTTATTTATGGAGAATATGACAAATTTAGAAACAGTTGTCTAAATCAAAAGTATCCGAATTATTTGTTTTGTTTGCGAGTGAATATTCAGAAACACGTTTTTCAAAGAAATTCGTTTTAGCACTTAAACTAATATGTTCCATAAAACTAAACGGGTTCTTATCACCGTATATTTTATCATATCCAAGTTGCAACGCGAGACGATCAGAACAGAATTTAATATATTGAATCATTAAATCGCTATTCATTCCAATTAATCTACAAGGAATTGCCTCTGTAATAAATTCAATTTCAATTGCTACTGCCTCTTTCAGAATCTCGACAAACCTTTTTTTTGATACTTTTTTTTCTAATTTCCCATACAACATAACGGCATGAGCCACATGAATAGATTCGTCTCGTGATATATATTCGTTAGAAAGACAGAGTCCAGGAAGAATATTTTTTTTCTTAATCCAAAAGATAGAAGCGAAACTGGAACTGAAATAAATTCCCTCGACGATTGCAAATGATAATAAACGAGTTGCAAAAGAACTTCTACCATCACTTATCCATTTTCTTGCCCAATCTGTTTTCTTTTTGATACACGGAAAATTTTCGATTGCATTAAACAATTGGTGTTTTTCTTCAGAATCTTTAATATAAGTCTCAATCAATAAACTATATGTTTCGGAATGCACGTTTTCCATAAAATTTTGAAAAGAATAAAACGCACGTATTTCTGATGATTGAATTTCCACCATAAATCGTGATATGAGATTTTCTATCACCACGCCATCACTTGCGGCAAAAAACGCCAATACCATCTTTATAAAGTGTCTTTCGTCATTAGACAGTTTTATCCAATCTGAATAATCCTTCGATAAATCTATATCCTCTGCCTTCCAAAAAGAATCCAATGATTTCTTATATAAATCCCATACATCATGATGCTGTATAGGAAACATTACAAAACGATTCTCGTCTGTCCGTAATAGAGGTTCTATAAATTGCAACTTTACTGGTTTCATTATTATATCTCCCAATGATTGTTCTGCAGTATCATCCATTATTATTTTTTGGGATTCACAAACTTCATATTGGACATCGGACAACATAGACATATATATATTACTAAACATTTGTTTATACTATTTCATAATAGTATATGAAAAACATAGAATAAATTCATCATAAATAAATGACAGCAATCGTCGTCATCATAAAAGACAAAACCAAAATACATTATCATTGTATCACATTAGAGGTTGCCACAACAGCTCCATTTACATATAAAGACGTTGAGGTTGATGATGTAGTTATTGCATAAAACCGTGCTATAAACGTTGTTAGGACCAAGCACAATACACCTAAAATGTTTCGTTGAATTTAATGGAGTCGCAAGATTGATATTTAAACTATTAATTCCATTTAAGCTAAAGTAGTTACAGCGGTTGATGCTGCTGATGCTACTGATGTTCCACCTGAATTTGTTGCGGTTACAGTAAATGTATAAGAAGTATTTGCGGTTAATCCAGATACTGTTATTGGTGAAGCCGTTCCTGTTCCAGTTAAACCTCCTGGACTACTTGTTACAGTATAACTTGTAATTATTCCATCACCTCCTAAGGGTGCAGTAAAAGCAACACTAACAGCAGACGCACTTAATACTGTTGATGCACCAATGGTTGGAGCAATTGTTCGTGTAGTTACAGCGATTGAGGCACCTGATGCTACTGATGTTCCACCTGAATTTGTTGCTGTTACAGTAAAAGTATAATT